ATCGGCACTGCATATCAAAAACTCTATCAGTTCCTAGTAGAACTGAATGTTATTACACCTCCGCAGTCCGATCAAACTGCAACTCCATCTCCATCTGCTTAAGGAAATAATTATGATTAAACACGTAGGTAAACACAGTAACAAAAAATGTGTTATTTTATTCAGAACTGTACCTAACGAGAACCATATGTGTCTTGTTATCTATCCAGATACCCTGCCTAGACACATTCACGACGACATTATGACAGCTCTAGAAAGTGAGGCAGGACAACAAGCTAAAGAGTTCAGCGACTATCTATTCAGATACACTATGCAAGATGGTAGTAATGCATTAGAGACTTTACACAAAGAAAGCATGATCAAAAAAGTGCCAACTAATCAAGTTATTGTTACTCCTAATGCTAAGAGCACTGTTCGACTAGATGAATTAAATGGTATATTAGACAAGCTTGCACAAGGTGACGAAGCATTGAAAGAACTAGCAGATTTGGATTCTGCGGCTGGAATGACTGGTAAACGTCGCAGACTCATTGATGGACGCGAACCAGGAGAAGTTAGGGCGCCAAGAGAAAGCCGAAGCACGCCAGCACAAGCAACCGAAAATTTAAATATTAAAGATGTGCTGTCTGACGAAGACTTATCTAAATCCAGACTTGCTCAAGCACAACGTATGCAGAACGAAGCAAAAGTATTGCTAGCGGAGGCTGCAAGATTACAACAAGAAGCGTTACAATTAAATGGCTCAGCAGTCAAAAATGGCACAACAAAATCCAAAAAAACAGCCAAAGCCAAAGAAGCTTAACTTAAACTCGAAAGCTATTTGGAAAAATATTCTTAAAGAAGTTGAAAAAAAAGAAGTACCTGTACATATTCTAGAAAAATTAAATGTTCATCTTAAAGACGGCACGGTGGTAACAGTTGATATTAAAAAATTATTAGCCGAAGGAGCAGATCCTGACGACATCGAAGAACATGTTACTTCAAGACTTGAAGATCTAGATATGTACATAGACAACGTAGACTTTTTTGTAGATATTGATCTAGTAGAAAAAACTGTGCAACCTGAAACAGATAAACTGCTTTCTAAATTATGATCAAAGCAATATTTGCAGTAGATCATTGGGGAGGTATGGGTCTAAACGGTAGTTTACCCTGGCCTCACCATTCTGAGGATCTACAATATTTTAAAGAACAAACTGACAGCGGTATTATCGTTATGGGTAGACATACTTGGGACGATCCTAAAATGCCCAAACCATTACCAGGCCGAACAAATTATATAGTCACTAACAGACCAATTTTTGGGTATGGTGTGTCTACTATTCGTGGAAACATATCAGAAAAAATAAAACAGATTCAAGATAACTATCCTAAAAAAGATGTATGGATAATCGGCGGACCTGGAATTTTAATGGAAACAAAAGATCTAGTAGATCAAGTACATATAACACATTTTAAAGGTCAATATAAAAACGATGTTCAAATTGATCTTAGAAAATATTTAACTTTCTTTAGAGCTACCAGCGCCGCAACAAGTTTAGATAAAAAATGTTCTTGGATGACTTATAAAAATATTGACATATTCCGTCGATAAAATTATACTTACGTTATGGAACAACAATATTTAAATGCATTAAAATATGTCTTAGACCACGGCGTTAAAAAAACAGACAGAACCGGAACTGGCACTATCAGCGTGTTTGGTATGCAACAACGCTATAACCTACAAGATGGATTTCCTGCTGTAACTACTAAAAAATTAGCGTGGAAGAGCGTAGTGTCAGAACTACTGTGGTTTATTGAAGGCTCCGGAGACGAACTGCGTCTACGAGAGATATTACATGGTAGCAGAGAATCTGAAAAGAAAACCATATGGGCCGACAATGCCACTGCGCCTTACTGGACTAATCGATATAAAAAATTTCCACCTCGCGGTCCTCAATTTGAAGGTGATTTGGGTCGTGTGTATGGAGTACAGTGGCGTCATTGGCGTTCTAGTAAACAACGATTAAATGATGCCAATAACGATGTAGTCAGTGTTGAAGTAGATCAACTCTTAGAATTAATTAAGGGAATAAAAGCAGACCCTCACGGACGAAGACATATACTGACTGCATGGAATCCAGGTGAATTACAAGACATGGCCCTGCCACCGTGCCACTGCTTTGCTCAATTTTATGTTGCAGATAATAAACTAAGTTGTCAAATGTATCAACGAAGCTGTGACATGTTTTTAGGCGTTCCTTTTAACATTGCCAGCTACAGCTTGTTAACTCATATGGTGGCGCAAGTGTGCAATTTGGATGTCGGAGAGTTTGTTCATGTATTAGGTGATGCACACATTTATTCAAATCACATAGAGCAAGTAAAAGAACAATTATCACGCGAACCTTTACCTGCGCCACAATTGTGGTTACATCCAGACATTACAGATATCACTAAATTTACCATGACTGATATTCAGTTAGACAACTATCAAAGTTACAGTGCTATTAAAGCAGACATGGCTGTATGAAAGTAAAAGTACACGAATTTTTAATGGGCGACGTAGACGACTTTGAAATCTATGTTGCTGAGCCTTTGTATAATTGGGAAAAGAGCGAACAAGGCCAGTGGGTCATGAATAATGCCATTGACACGCCTTCGTGGCATTCAGGTTGGGATAATAATACTTACGGAAATCGCGTATATATAGTTGCAGATTTGCAGGAAAAAGATTTAACATATTTTACATTGAAATGGGGAATTAAATGAGATTTTTAATTACCGGCGGAGCTGGTTTTATAGGTCACAATGTTGTAAGACAATTAGAACAGTTGGACCACGAATGTTTTATAATAGATAGTGCCACCGATTATGGTTTTGTTCCCAAGGATGAATTGTCTTATTTAATTAGTGCTCGCAAAAATAGAATTCGTAGTTCTGTACATTATTTAGACCTTAGAGATCATTCCAAAGTAGAAACAATTTTTAAAACGTTTGGTCATACCTGTGATGCTGTTATTCATTTAGCAAGTTTTCCTAGGCAGAAAGTAGTTAATCAAAATCCAATCTGGGGCAGTGAAGTAATGAGTACTGCGTTAGTAAAATTGCTAGAACTAACAAAAATTAGTCGAATTCCTAAATTTGTTTATATTAGTAGCAGTATGGTCTACGGCGATTTCACTGATGATGTACGAGAAGATACTGTTTGCAACCCGCAAGGTCAATACGGAATTATGAAGCTTATGGGAGAACATCTTGTTAAAGATTATCACAGGCGTGGATGTTTCGATTATACCATCATACGCCCCAGTGCAGTTTACGGAGAGTTGGATGTTGAGGATCGCGTAGTATCTAAATTTATGCTCAGTGCAATGCGGGGACAAACTCTTAAGGTCAATGGTGCAGGGGAGACTCTTGATTTTACATATGTAGAAGATGCCGCACGTGGTATTATGCAGGCTGCACTCAGTGGTAACGCAAATAATAACACCTATAATATTACAAAAAGTCACAGTTATAGTCTACTAGATGCTGCTCAACTTGCAGTTAAAATTGCAGGAAAAGGAAACATCGAAGTACGCAACAAAGATACAGACTTTCCTAGCCGCGGCGCTTTGAACATCGACGCCGCACGTAAAGATTTTGGTTTTGATCCCAAGGTAGACGTTGAAGAAGGATTCCAACGATACCACAATTGGTTTAAAGGCGACCCGTTTTGGCAGAGCAAAATATAATTCCGTTTTTCGGAGTAAAAAGGCAATATGCCAATCTTCGAAATGAAATACTAGATGTTGTAGATAAAGTCTACAGCACAGGACAAGTATTAGACGGACATTATACTAAAGAGTTTGAAAAGCAAATTGCAAAAAAATGTCATCGCAGATATGCTGTGGCAGTTAACAGTTGCAGTCAAGGTTTAATATTTGCTCAACAAGTTTTATTTTTAGAGAATACAAAAATTCTCATCCCCACTATTAGTTTTGTATCCACTATCAACAGTGTGTTGCTGAACGGCAATGAACCAGTATTGTGTGATACAGATGATCAAGCATTAATAAATTTAGAAAGCGTGGACTACGCCCTTAAAGGAGCAGGTGTACAAGGTGTTATGTATGTAAACATTTTTGGTAACACCGTCGACTGGAATCGGTTTAAAATGACCACAGATTTCTTCAACGACGATTTAAAGATTATTGAAGATGCTGCACAAAGCTTTGGTGCTAGTTACAAAGGTGTTCCCAGTGGTGCAATGGGTGATATTAGTGTACTAAGCTTTGACCCAACCAAGAATTTAAACAACTACGGATCAGGTGGTATGGTACTAACCGATAACTTGAACATTGCCAATACGTTGATGGATCTCAGGGACAATGGCAAAATTAGTGGACACGAGATTCCAGGCACCAACAGTAAAATGAGCGAATCAGATTGCGCTCAAATGTTAGTTAAACTTAAACATTTTGATTCTTGGCAAGCTCGCCGGACACAAATTGCAGAATACTATAACACCGAACTGAATGATTACGTTGATATACCTAAGACCACAGAAGGTACTGTTCATGCTTGGCACAAATATGTAATTAAACTAAATGATCGAACTGGATTAAAACATCATTTAGCAATTAAAGGTGTAGAAACTAAAATACACTACGAATCACCGTTGTACGAGCACCCAGTGGGTTATCCGTATATCAATTATGTTGCTGAATTATATAGAGAAGCTAGTGCGTTTTGTCAAGAATGTTTAAGTTTACCCATGTATCCTGAACTAACAGATTCTGAAGTTGAATCTATTGTAGAACACATAATAAAATTTAATTCTTAATCTGATTTTTCCGAATTCCAGAACAAGTTTTTAGACCCTTTTGTAGTAGATTTAAATCCATGTCCTTTATAGAACTTAGTTAGTTTGGCCTGACTTACTTGCCCTTTGTCCCAGGGGTACAATGTTAATACAATATCATCTTCTTTAGCTAAACGTTGAAGCTCAGCCATTGCTCGGGATCCTACACCTTGTCGCAGCGGGTAAGCTTGAAACCATTTAACTTCTACAGCATCGCGCTTAGACAAGCTAGGCACTAGTTCGAACATGGCAAACTGTTGTTCGTCACCTTTTCCCCATGTCATGACATGATTATTTTGCCATACTTGTGGATATTCAGAATAAACTTTTTCTATCCACTCTTTAGCACGGGTGCGGTCTGTATTAGATAATTTAATAACTTCGTCAATACGCATTCAGTATTTAGTGCTATAATATTGTCTGAGCCATGCCCACTCATATGATAACATTAGCTTATTATAGTCGCCGTTAACTGAGTTATAGTATTCTATGGCATCGTTTGCGCCTCGAATACTGTACTCTCCAAAGTTACCATTTCCCATTGTTAACCATTTTTTAAGTCTGAATTCAGTTTCAACATTAGGCTGTTCGATACTAAAATGTTTTAACTTGATAACTTCGCGAAATGCTGTACGCCATGTGGTCCAAGAGTCTTGGTCATAATGTGCAGTGCCACTTATAATCGGCACAACTTCATGAGCCTTACTTAACGTAAAATCTAATCCACTTTCTATTGTTTCCAGTACCAAACGTTTATTGTAAGCAATCATTGCCTGATGTCCGTACACCAATCCATTTACTGGATTCCGGGCATGAAAAATATAATGTTTTGGCTCCTGGAAATAATCGGGTTGCCAAGACCAATCAAAATTTGGATCAACTTCTAATTTAGCAAACACAGCAAAGAACCATGGGGTGTCACTGCGTTCGGCCGCGGCCTTGTATGCGGCCATGCGACCATTTACATTTTGGACACGTTCGATGGTATTGTTAAAACGTAGGGCAGGAAATCCAGAGTCTTCCTGGTCCAAAACTTTACACAAATGATTATACCAATGCTCTGCGTCTGGCTCGCCATTACTGATATAGACTATGTCTAAACAGTCTTCTGTGCGTATAGATTCGCCCCTTTTTTCAACGTTTACGTAAGGATAATCGTAGATTTGTGTGCGTAAATGTGTCTTAATATCTCGGGGTACTACACAAATACTATTGCTGTTTGTAAAACTTTCCACAGTCCTGTCTTTTTCAGTCCATAAACAAATTTCACTGTTAAGCAAAATACTAGGCTGATTTGAAAATGCAGCATAGGGGAATTTGAAGTCGTAATTACGAACTTCATCTACTAGATTATCATGATCATAGTACACTTTTGGACAGGCGTATCTATAGACCTTTTGATCTTCACAGTAGTTAATAACATTAAACCAATCCAATAATTCAAGTTCAACCATTTGCTTTTTAAATGATTCAACATGAATATAAAATGTATCTCCGCGTTTTTGATTACCACTGGGGAAACAATGAATCATTTCCTCATGCCATTGAGCAGGATGCCAAGTGAAATCAAATGCTAGATAATCGCAGACACTGCTAATAACCCAGATATATTCTGTGGTAGCTAAATTCACTATACGTTTAAGCACGTTTAAATGATCTGACACGTAACGAGTAGATTTAATCGAAGGATATTTTTCTTTAAGAGCAGTAAGTTGCACTTGACTCTCCGGATTCATAAAATCCATATAGAAAATGTCAACTGACTGATTACGGTCAATTTGACCTTCGCCCGTACGCCAATGCCATTTATGTTCAGTAGTGCCTTTAGGCACCAGCATTGTGCCTCCGTGATCCTGCCATTGGCTAGACCAAACATGTGTATGATCTGCTTCGTATATAGGAGGGCGCCACCAAAAATCAAAATTGCTATAGTTATTTAGGCCATTGATATACCAAAAATATTCAGTTCGGCATAATGCATCAGCCTCTTCCAGAGAGGCTGCGGGTCGTTCAAATGTAAATAAATTTGGCTTTGGGCCTGTATAAAAAACATCAAACATTTATCTGTTCAACCTCAATTTTACACTTTTCTAAAAATTCAATTCCAGAACTGTCTCGATAAGCTTGACCGAAGTATACTTTTTTTATCCCGCTTTGATAAATTAATTTGGAACAGTCCAAGCAGGGACTATGAGTTATAAACATAATAGCTCCTTCACCGCTTTCACCGCACTTAGCCAATTTTGCAATCGCGTTAGATTCTGCATGAAGCACCTCTGCTTTAGTTTTTAGCCGATAGCGTCTATCGATTTCAAAACTTTCGCTATCGTTAGCAACTACGACAGTTTCATCAAATGGCCATCTTTCGTAAATTTCTTCAGGGTCTAACCAGCCGCCTGCATCGCGACTCATATAGTCTTTGTCTTCACAGTCGTTGTCCCACCCAGACGGCATACCATTATAACCAATACTGATAATTCTATCATCTTTAACTACAATAGCACCGACGTGTAATCGTCGTGCAGTACTACACTCAGCAAAAGTTTGTGCTGTTGTCATGTAAGCTTTTATCAATTTTTGTTTCATTTTCTTAACCAAGAAATATCATCCCAATTGTTGCCTGTTGGATTAAATCTATTAGAAACTCTATTATATAACTCAATATCAGGTAACAAATATTCCATTATTTTTTCGTTAGGTGAAGAATTAAATTTTTCTTTAACGTCTAGTTCCAGATTCTTTTTTAACTCAGAGGAAATATTTGACTCACTGTCGGTTGCCAAATAATTATGTATATAGATTTTATATTTTTCTAATAGTTTCGCAATTGCCCATTTTACTCCATCATGATTTTTTACAGGTTCCATGGGAATCCAATCAATTTGATTACAAAAGTCTTCGTAATAATTATAAACATACCCATAAGAATGTATGTCTACGATAGGAGTACTCAATACAAAATTTTGTAATTCAATATTTTTATAAAATTCAGTTATTAAATTTTTTTTAAATAACCATTCTGCTATTGCTTTATATCGCCTAGTTAAAGGATCTGACATCAAAGAAAAAACATGACTTTTATCCCAATTAATTTCTGAAAACGGTATTTGTCTCCAACGACAGTTTTGATTAAACGTAGACGTTAAAAAAACGGAACCACATTTTAAAGTTGCAATGCACGTTAATACTTCACAGGTATATACCGCTGCCGTGGCTCCGGGACTTCTTTCGAATTTATTAAATTCTTCAACTTCTAAGATATAAGGAGTTATGTCCATGGTTTATAAATTATAGTTAATAGATGTCAACTTGTCAAATATTAATTACCTGATAATAAAATATTTCAGTCTTTGTCTGTTACTATAACTGCAACTTGGTCAACCCAAATCATTCTACCATGGCAAGCAATATTCCATTTAGTTTCGCCGTATTCGTGCGTACATTCTGTAAAAGTTTCTCCGATAAGTCGAACATCTTCTGCTAGATGTTCGACTCCATTCTCAAATACACGCCACACTAGCTTAGAACCATTATGTTTAGTATTAAATCTAATGTGGTACTTGTTCACTTCAGACCCAATTCTTTTCTAATTTTAGTAGCACTAATATCAGTAATTGATTCATCAAATGTTTCTTCAGCTGCTGAATATCCAACTCCTCGTCCCCACCCAATATGTACAATGTTAGGCACTACTTGAATATCATATTGCCCTTGATACAACGGATCTAAATCGCGACGGATAAATGATTTCACTTTTTCTACTTCGAAAGGATTAGATCCTTGCCACCCTTGAACATCTCTAACTTGAATAATAACTTGCCCGGTACGTTGCAATAGTCTTTCAAACAATGCGCGGTGGCCATCATGCCAAGGTTGCCAGCGTCCCAGCATTTGCACAGTTTCTTTTTTCCAATCAAATACTGGACGGCGTCGATCATCAATGATGTGTTCGGCGATAAAGTCTGCCCACTTAGTGGCGTTCTGTTCGTTTATTCGAAAATCATAAATTTCGGGCTCCACAAACATTTTATTAGTATCAGCGTAACGACCTTCGCGTATAGTATCAACCCACACGGTCCAATCTGCTTTAAAATTATTACGCATTTCTACCAATGGTGCAACAAAATCACATAATGCATAATCTGTGTTACATGACATTGACAAATCAAACATACGTTTACTTTGTCGAATCCTACCAGCTTCACTGAAATCCCAATCGTTAAATTGTTTTCTTACTTCGTCTGCGTTAAACCAAGTAACTGTTTTGCCATTGGCTTCTAATAATTGTTTTAATTCTGTTGCTAAGTAGGTTTTTCCTGCACCTGGCAAGCCCATTACTAAAATACGTTGTGTCATGATATTACTTTTACTCCATATAATTTTTCAAATCTATCTGCGTCTGTTCGGTCATTAACCATAGGCTCGCCTTTGATATTTAAACTAGTATTTAATAGCATAGGACACCCCGTCATAATAAACCATTTTTCTAAAAGTTGCCTGATTCCCGATCCGTCCGGCGGCACAGTCTGAACACGACTAGTTCCGTCATGATGCACAATAGCAGGAAATAACTCAGGATTCCTGCACTCACTGATGACTTGCATATACCTACTGTTATCCCAATTACCAGGGATATCGAAATAATTATTAACAAGTTCCTCCAAAATAACCGGCGCAAAGGGTCTGAATTTTTCTCTTTGTTTGATTTCATTTACTTGATCCTTAATATCATCGCCACGTGGATCTGCCAATAGACTTCTATTTCCTAATGCTCGCGGACCAAATTCTGCTCTGCCAGATGCTACTCCCACAATACGATTAGATAATAGTTCATCTAATACAGCAGTAACAGGGTAAGGCCCAGGTATATTGTGACCTAAGTAAGCATTTTTCCAATTTATTTTTCTTCCGTATGCCAAAGCTGCGGCACCCAAACTACTGCCAGCATCGCCGGGATTAGGCATAACCCAGATGTTTTTAAAATATTCCCCCAGTCTGGCATTAGCTTTACAGTTTAAAGCAACCCCGCCCATATAAACAAGATTATCACTCCAATTGAATTTTTTTGCTCGATGCATTATATTCAGTATTAGTCTCTCAGCTAACATTTGTGAACCAGCTGCAATATCCTCATTAGCCAATTCGTCTAGTCTGCCATCAATTAAACCGAGATGCAGATTATTTTTAAATTGTGCAGTATACTCATCTTTCACCAATGCCATCTCAATGCCATTTCCGTAGCCTGGATTACCGTATGCTGCCATACCCATCAGTATATATTCTTCTTCATTGGGTTTTAGTCCTGCTCTTCTAGTCATCGAGCTATAAAATAAACCTATACTGTGAGGGTATATTTGTCTCCATAGTTTTTTATAAGTTGCTACTCCGTTGACATATTCAGCAGCCCATATTGTAATAGTGTCCCATTCTCCTATAGCATCAATTACAACTACAGTGGCTCGATCATATGGACTGGTTTGAAATCCTGCGGCAGCGTGGCATTTATGATGACTAAAACAACTTATATTAGAGTTAGGGTATCGTGAAAATTCTTTTCCAATTTGATCTACTAGAATTTGTTTAGTTGTTAATTTTCGCCATTCAATGCCTTGCCCGCTGTACAGTTGTCGTGATTGCTTTAACCATGGTATTTCGTAGTACGCAACTTGTTGAATATTTAGATGCGTAATTTCTCTGAGCAGACCCAAACTTAAATTTGGATCATTTTTTATTTTAGAATAACGTTCGCTGTGTCCGGCAAAAACTATATCGCCGTGATAATCAATGACCGATACAGCAGCATCATGGAACCCTGCAGATATACCTAGTATAGTCATTTGTAAATAAACGGGTCTTTTTTTCTTAGTTCTTTAAGTTTTTTTCGATATCGGATTTCTAGAACTATCCGATAATATAAATTTTTAAGCCATTTCATATTTTTATTTATTGAGTAAACTACTGCTGTAATCGTAACCTGGTTTTAATCTCAAAATCTGTTGATCATAATAGTCTTTATCAGCCCAGGAATAATTAAATTCAGCTGATACATCTCCTGCTTCGATTTTAAATATGTCCAGATGATTGCTCAGAGCAGACCATTCAGATTCGGGATCTTGTAAGTTTATTATTTTACCTACTTCATGGTATCCGAAATTATATTCTGGATTATTATGATCAAAACCATTTTTTGTTAACCATTCAGAAAACTGATCCATTCTAATTTTATGCCAAGGATAATCGCCTGCGTAAGTAACATCCCTTGACCATTCTATATCAAATTCTCCGCTATAATATCGTAAATGGGTAATAGCTTCGCAAACTGATTGATCTATATCTTGGCCTTGTTCGTCAATGAAAACTTCAAACAGTGTCTTTCCTATTTGTGTCCAGTGCATGTAGACATGTCCAAATTTTCTATCGTAGCAAGATTTATCAAATGTTTTTTTCAGTGTTGTGGGAAATTCAAATCTTGGACTGTTCAAAAATGTAGTAATTTGACTGGGCCTAATCCATTGTGGTGCTTCTATTTTCTTTTTTTGACTTAACATTAAACTTTCGGCTTCATGGCACAGATTGTTTAGTTGTCTTATAGCAAATTTAGTGGTATAGTCCGCACGTTTATACCAATCACTCAATCCCCATACTGTACCTTGCAGTACTTCGAAGTGATTGTGTAATTTGTTCATCAACTCTTGATTTGGGTTTATGCTATCTGGGAGCAAATCTCCAGTGGAATAATTTTCTTCAATTTCATACTCACCGCGAAAAAATTGATTTATTTCATTTTTGGCCCAACGCAGTTCTCCACAAATATATTCTAAATCTCGTGGGCTGTCAGGAAAACCTAAAAAGCAAAAGTTTTTTTCTAGATATTTTTGTTCCCGTAAAAGGTTTTTCAGTGCAGTGAACCAATTATTTGCTAGTTCATTGTCAAATACTTCTACGGTATAATCAATGGTTTGATATTTTTCCAATGGGTTTCTGTAAATAATTTTAACTTTATTCATTGATACTGTCCCACCATTTTAGTACTTGTGGTCTATTAGACAAAATGTCTCGCATTGTAAATTTGTCCTGTCTGATACTTTCTAATTGTAGCATACGAAGCTTACCCTTTGCAATGGCCGATTGATATTGATCAGGCCACTGCTCTTGAAATGTAGGTCTAGTTTTTAGTTGTACAAGGATATCCTTTAAAGCGCCGCCCACTGTGGGTATGATTTCATCTACCCAAGGATGTAATAGATTCATGGGAAGGGCTAAAGGTGACATAACTATGTCCGGGCTAAAACTAAAAATTACTTTCGAAAGAACATCGACTTTTTCTTCTTCTGCAAGTCGCTGGATATTAGTAACTTCGAACATGCCGGGCAAAGTGAGCGTAAAGTCAATTCGCATCTGACGTCTGTGACGAGCAATTTTAACTCCTTGACGGAAATTTTTAAGCCATTCATCGTAGTCAAGACCTGTTCTAATGTATTCACCAATTTTACCCGTGCCGTCGATACTTGCACAAATCTGCCAATCACGAAGCCCGTTGAGAATATCATTATAAAGATTAATGCCTTTATAATTAATTCTTGATAAGTTTGTATTGTATCTAGCATAAACATTCGGACCGTCTCCTAATTCTATAATCCTTTGCATGTAGCGCCAATGCTGTTCATACATAAGAGGTTCACCGCCAACCCAATATACTTCTTCTATGCGGTGTTCTTCGACGGCTTGACTAAATTCTGCCTCAATTTGTGTGTCTTGAAATTGTTCAATTTGTTTTTTAACTTTGGGCTGCATCCAGTTATTTTTTGGATCATGCCAATTGATCATGTTGTGCTGTCGTTGCTCGCTTTCCCAAGCACTGCTTAACATGTCTCCGCACATGCGGCATTTAAAATTACAAAGATTACTGAATCGGTAATCCCAACTCACAGGCTTCATATCAGTTGAACCGTCGGGCTGTGTCTTTTCCATTGCCTCATTGTACTTATGGCTAAACAATTGATTAAAATAACTACGGTAAACAGATGTGTTCAATAACTTATCATTGCATACTTCACACTCGGGCAAAGTTTCTCCTGCCATCATGCGACGACGAACAGACCTCATATGCTCGCTATTCCAGTGCTCGTCTAAGGTAATAGGTATATATTTTCCTGTTCCGTCAGCGGTGTCGATGTATTGTTTAAAATTCTGTGCTGGCTCGCGACTAGCACAGCACATTCTGCGTTCAGTTTGTGGACTGAGATATGTATGTGTCCATGGTGCAAGGCAAAGAGTAAGCGGCTTATTCATGAATTATATCAATTAATCTATCTGCCCATTGCTCGTGGCATTGAATACTATGATGTGATTTATCAAAAGCATTACTATCTAAGTCCCAAATTGAATTACACGAATCATTGAAATGCATTTTAACTTTATTGTTAATTAGAATTTCTTGTATTTCTTTTGAATACGTATCAACTTTCTGAAAATGTATATTATAACATGGAATGTTTAAAAGTCTAAGAATAGTATTAGCTTCGATTATTGAAGACGCCCACGATTCTAATAGATTGTTTTCGGACAATTTTATTGCATGATGAATTAAACACTGTGACGGAGAGTAGACCGATTCGAAATGTGCCACATTTTTTTCATACACAAACATTCTATAAGGGTTGGGCCATTGCGCGACCACAAATTTTGGAACTTTTTGAATATTGTTAACCCAGGATAATATATTCTTTTTTACAAACATCGCACCAGATGATGCCACGCCCAAATTAATCACTCGCAATCCCAGGCGTTGACTCAATTGATTACTGTACACAAATTCATACGGAAGACCCACTCCTTCGGTATGACTGCACCCAATGGCTATTGCATAACTATCCGGTATATTGTCAAATTGTTCTGTTCGATAACCCTGACTATTATACACGTATTCCACCGTATCTTTGGATACATGTTGAATACTCGTCTTTTTATTTGCCCTAGCTAGTTTTATAACCGGCCTAGCAAAACTATCTAGTAGAGTAAATTGTTCATTCATACCCCATGGCCTTTGCTATTTCTGGATGCGTATCCATAAAGTTCTGTTTACGGTATTCATCTGTTCGTTTCATTTTTTTAAGAAATTCTTTACCGTCACTGCCTGACCCCAATTCAATGAATTTAATTACATTGTCAATTTCTTTTTGGTATCCAGCAGATTTCCAAAATGTAGTTTTTAATTTATTTAATACTAAATCTTTTGCAATAGGTGTCAGATTCTGTATGTTCATATGACCAGGACTATGTAACATATTAAAATATATACTATCAAAAGATTTAGTACCTGCCCAAGCTAGAAGTTCATCTAAGTAATAGACATTTTGAATATTAATAGTGAAACAAAGCTGTGTGGTAATATTCGGCGAGTCAACGTGTTTAGCAAAATGTATTCCGTCGATTATTTCATTAGCGTCATCCCACTTAGCCCCGTATCGCTCATATTCAAATCTGTCATCAACATTGTCAACACTAAAAGCAATATCAACACGACCAAAATGATTCCATAACGCAGATTTTTCTACGCCCAAGCAATTAACAGTGGCATTGGTATTGTAGTGTATATCAATATGTTTACTATCACCAGTGTTTACTGCATGACGCAATAATTCCCAGTGTTCTTCGATTAACCAAGGTTCGCCGCCTGTGAATTCAAAATACTTTATTTGTGGTAATAGTGTTTTTAAATTTTCCCAGAACGCAGAACTTTCCTGTGGCCATCTTCCTTGTTTCAACCAGGCATATGCTATGTGTGTTTTCTTATCAACATTTTTAGGCAAGTAATCCATTTCTTCGGCAGCCCATTTACTACTAGACCAGCTGCCACATATACGACATTTAAGATTACAAATATTTCCCAACTTTAAGTCAATGAACCAAAGTTGATCGGGGGTGTCATTTTGCCAATCTATTAGAGTGTCTAACTCGTCAACGGTTTTACTTTCAGTAAATTCTTTAAATCTTAATTTGCTGTAAATGCGTTTGCTATCTCGCCCGGCATTTTCTTCTTCCCAGCATCTATTGCAAGTTTTAGGTTTTTCGCCGCGACGAAATTGCTGACGTAATGTTTGCATGTACTTACTTTTATAAATGTCAGATAATGTTACTTCGGTTAACTGAAATTTATTGCCGTTGTCATCTATTATTTCTTCTTGTGCAAGACAGCAAGGTCTTGCAGTGCCCATTGGACTAGCTTCTATGCTAATCCAAGGCAACATACAAATTGTGTCTGGCAAGTTATTCATTTTAAACTGGCTAGTTCTGGAAAAGTCTCCCAGAAATTTTCATTTCTAAGATCGTCTAATTTTTGTATCTCTTGTTTAAATTTAGGCCACATATGTGATTTATCATCTGCCATTAGTAAATTTATAGCACTGCGAAATCCTGTGGTTGCTCGTTTAAGTGTGTCTTGTGGTTCTAACCATTCTAAATGTTTTTCATATGCAGGCTTTACCACAGACTCTTTAAAATGAACGGGCAATGTGTCGATTCTGTACCAGTCTGGACTTTGACAGATATTTACGTTAAAATCTTTGGCTTTAATAAAACCTAAGTCTACCCATTCTTTGTGGAAGTCCAACACATGCAGGATATTCATATTACTGATAGTTGCAGCAATATAAAAGTCAACGTGCGGAACTTCTGCTAACATTTTTTCTCTATTAGCCACAGTTTGTTTCCACTCTGTACCTTTTCTCATTAGTTCTGCTCTTGCTCCGCTGGCATCTAAGCTGGCGCCTACACCCACTGTTTTAAAATGTTTCCAATATTCGAAAACATGTTTATCTTTAAAGGCTAACTCACTGAAATTTGTATTGTACTGAATGCACACATCAGTGCGGCCAGCTTCAATTAGTTTTTCTAATAGATAGTAATGCTCCTTCATAATTAATGGCTCACCACCTGCAAAATAAACTTGTTCCAGATAAGGAATATGTTCCTCCATTTGACGAATCATACTATCTTCATTACCAGCGGTGTATTCTATTCTTGCCAATGGCACATTGTTTACATCTGGCACTCGGTTGTACAACTTTACATGGTCGTTGTACCAATTACTGCTAAAGACTGGGCCACATGTTCTGCAACGAAAATTACACAAATTGCTAAATCTAACGTCCCAATATCTAATTTTGAATTCTGGATGTGTTCCATCTAGTAGAGTTTTGTCAATGTCTTGTATATTATGTCCGTAGCTACGATTGGCATCATATCGCATACTAAAGAAGCCGTTAGCTTCTTGCTCATAGCATTTAGTGCATTGTTTAACTGGTTTATCTTCCAGCATTAGTCTTCTAATTTCTTTGTAGCCTTCTTGATTCCACACCTCCTCCATTGTATTCTTTTTTAGATTACCCACAGGATGAAAATATTCTGCAAAGCAACAAGGATATACACGGCCATCTGGGTATGCATGTTGATGAACCCAAGGCAACATACAAAATGACTTGCTGTCAGTCAGTCTGCTAACTTGTGTCTCTGTTAGAGTGTCGGGATCAACGAATAGCGGCTTCCGACTGTTATAGTCGTAACAGCTCTTATAAGATTTATCTATTTTTTTATCTTCACTCATAATGTATTGTACCAATCTGCCAGTGCAGGAAATGTTTTGCAGAAATCTTTGCCTCTGCGTTGATCGTATTGCGTGTAAAATTGTTTAAAATCGTTGCGTAATTTAGACAGTTCGAATGCATCACTGTGCGGAGTTTTTACAACATCCAAATAGTCTATTAGGCGCTGTAAATGATTTATTTCGTGTTCGTGTAAGTAGTTATGTCCTTTATGTCGCACTAAGAAATCTATTAATTTTTCTTTGTATTGATTTCTAATAGATTCAGGCAACACTAATGGGCTTTGAAAACTGGGAAATCTCAGAATGTTTAAAGTAAAATTGGGATAATCTTTGCCGTATGTTTTTTTAAGATCAACTAATGTATCTAAAAATTCAGGCAAAGAATCTAAGCATAATGCGTTAATGGTACACATTACATGAAGACCACGGAATTTTTTACTTTCTATAAGTTTAATTACATTTTCTAACCATAGATTGTAATTGAGACCATCTCGTATATATTCGGCTTGATCGTAAACACTTTCATTGCTAGTGTATAAGTCTATTTCAAGACCATCTACACTGTCAATGAGACGATCGATGTCAACTTGAAATCCCAAATTACTGTTAATTGCTAATCTAGTTTTACTTCTTCCTTTATTCGTTTTAAACCAATCGATCAGTTTCCAAGTCTCTGCACTCATCAACGGTTCGCCGCCGGTAATCCGCAATTCTTTAAGAGTCTTATGTAAGTCGCTTTCCCACCATTTGTGAAATGCTTCCGCATAAGGATTAGTTTCGCCAAATTTATACAGTTGACTACTGTCGTGAGTATGAGTAAAATGATTCCTGCCGTCACTGACAAGATTAGTGTAGGGCCCGTTGCGTTTAATATCATTTACCCAGGTACTGCTAAACGCAGGATTGCAGTAACTACAAGCAAACTGACAAGTACGATCAAAAGCAATTTCAAGAGTTTGCAAGTCAATGTCAGTGCTTGCCGGAGTTGCATATGCATAGTTCAAATCCTTGTCGTTATAGATAACTGTTTTGTACACTCGGTCACTGACTGCATCTCTGCCCATGTCTTCGATCTTCCAACAGTATTCGCAGCCCGAGGGTCTTTCCCCTTTCTGCATCTGTTCTCGTTCCATTTTCTTTTTCTGTGTATTGTGCAGTGCTTTGGGGTTTCGTTGGACATCGTCTATTTCTACTTTGTGAGGTAAGGGGTGATGACAACTTGTAGTCATACCACTACCTAACCAGATAGTAGCATTGTACCATTTGGCTCCGCAAAAGCTATTCGATTTAATATCAATAACTCTACGTTTATAGTCTAGATCTGTTTCATTGTTTATTCTTGGCATGTTGTTCGAATTTCATTAAAAATTTATCTACTAGATCAAAGTCTTCGTTAGGGGTTTTTGTCGACATCAATAATTCCCTATTGTGTCGACAATTTTGTTCGGCTGCGGATAAAAATTCTTCTAAGTTAGATTTACACAAATCCTCAACCATGGCCGCAATGCGAGTTAATCTGTCGTCGTTGTTATCTATTAAGTCAAACGATTCATCAATTAAATGATTGAAAGTTTTAAATCCAAGATTACGTAAGTCTCTATAGAATCCATAATTTGCAACTGCAATAAAAGGATGTCCTACTTTAATAGGCTTGTACATTTTTTCTGTTCTAAAACTACAAGGCATAAAAAAATTAGTTTCTGTGACAAGGCTAAAGTAACTGTCTTCAAATATATTTGAAAAAAGTTGTCCGTCTGGCCAGTCATCAAAAATATATTTTCCGTTAACCACTGTGTCTTTGTTAACTTGGAAGCAGTAGTCGTCAGGCAAAAATTTGTTATCATATAAAGCCGACCATAAACTGTTTGCTAATAGACCTTTTGTATTCAATTTTTCAATGAGCGAGGATCTGTGTGGCCTGTCAACACCGTTAAGAAAATTAAATAAAAAAGGCTTATTTCTTTTTTTGAAAATGTTTTCACAAATTTCTGAATCACGCTCATGCAAAATATCAGTGGTATTCCCTAATATAAATTTAAATACGTCCACATTGAAATGATCTATATCTTCGGGCAAATCACCCGAAGATAATATAAATGGCCATGTCTTTTGATCCGACCATTTATATCCGTGTAACGTATCCAAGACTGTATTTGTTCCTTCTTGTAACATACTTAATATAAAAATTTTGTTACAGTTGGGTATGCCGTATTTTTTTAGAATATTTTTAGTTAAAAGAATCACACCGTCCGATGATAACAAATCATAGTATGATGTGTATTCAGTGATATCAAAATTACTAGGGTACCAACTAAAGAAATTTAAATCTTCTCCTTGCAGTGAATTAATTTTGATTTTTTGCATGGTATTGGCAATCTTTCCAAAACTCCAACATTTCTGGAAATGTTAGTTGGAAATTAGTATTTCTTCTTCGGTCGTGCTCGTTAAAAAATTTGTAAAAATTAGACTTTTGTATTTTAACATAAGATGGATCTAATTTGCTACCTTCCTTCATCCAATCTATCACTCTTTGTAACCGTTGTAGCTCATAGTCTTTAAAACCTTTAAATGGATGCTCGGGTGTTTCTAACTTCTTCAACATAAAACTCCATGCCAATTCCAATTCATCTGCATAGCTTTCTGGCAATAACTGTAAACTTTGCCATTCTGGTTTCCTTAGTATAGGAGTATCAAACCAAACTCGTTGATATGTTTTACTGTAAATTTCTCGAAGTCCAAGCACCGATGTCATCAATTGTCTAAAACTAGTAACGCTGAGATTATTCATCGTAATAATAAATGTTAAACTACTGCGATTTGGAACCTCATTTAAAAATCTATTTACATTTTCCCACAGCATTGTGAAGTCGAGTCCGTGTCTAATATACTCAGCTTTATGGAATAGTGCATCCAAACTGACATACTGCATGAAATGTTCTATTTTAATTTGATCATTATCGCACAATCGTTTAACGTAATCAAGATATTTCTCAAACAGCTTAGGCTCTACACTAAAATTACTGGTAACATTCAAATGCAATTTAGGACTAGGATTTTCTAATACATAATCAAATACTCGATATGTATTCTTATCCATGAGCGGCTCTCCACCAGTCATTCGAAAATGTTCTAGTTCAGGATACAAGTTTGGCCACCATGACCAAAAAGCATCAACGTAAGGATTATCTTCTCTTAGAGGAATAACTTTTCTTTCTCCAGTAAAATGACTGGGATCATTGTGCGGAGGATTAGTAGGAAAGGCGCCATTACGTTCTACGTCACTGGCCCATGTACTAGAGTATTGAGGGCTACAATAACTACAAGTTAAGTTGCAAGCATTATTAAAATTGACTTCTACATATGACGGAAGCACATCCTCATCTCCTGTAGAATTAGTGATTGTTTCAAAATCTTTTGCAGCCCATGGTTCTCCACTGCGATAATGTCTGTCGCTTAAGTTTCCTAAGTCTTCTTGGGTCCAACAATAACTACATTCTTGTGGGCGCTCTTGTTTGAGCATGATCTTACGCTGCTCTTTTTTATAAGGTGTGTTATGCAATGCACTGGGAGTATCCTTTAACAGCGTCGAATCGATTTTATGTAACGGTGGGTGGTAGCAACTGTTATTGAGTCCTGTAGGTAAATGTAAGCTAACTTGTTTCCACTTAGCCAAACAAAGTGCAGGACCTAATTTAGATTTTGCTTCTTCTGCGGAATTTAAAAATACGCTTTTAGCCATCACCAACCTTCAACTCGTCTAATGACATCTAATTCTGTCATTGTTGTTCCCATATTACGATGCACTGCTTTATAATGATGTTTAAAAAATGCGCTTTGAACTGCATCCATATCAATAATAGGCAACCCTAGTCGTGTACGTAATGTTTGGCCAACATTTTCACAGGCAGATTCTTCGTCTTTACTAAAAGTGTTCCAAAGATATGCAAGATGATCAAAGTCTTGTACTTGTTTATAATCCCACTCTCTTAACATGGTCATATAAGTTCCCAGTCGAGCACCATATACAGCCCACCAGCCGTTTTCTACATCTCGGCCGATGCTTTGCCAAATACATAAATGATCATAGTTCCGAGCATGAACTTTTTGTTCAAACTCTTGCAAGCTAGGTTTTTTTCCTCGATCCAAACACATCTTAACACCTTCACGAAAACCTGCCCGCCAAGCTTGAAAAGGTGTGGCATTGGGAAAAGTTGTGCTATAGCAATCATGCATGGGAATATATTTAGGATCAAAACAAAACTCTATTACAGTCTCATCTCTGCCGTCAGTGGCTTCGTGTGTTCGCATGTTGTTAACGAACTCTTTGGTCCAGCAACTTATTCCGCCGTTGCCGTACATCAGTCCGTTAATATGATTGCGAGCCTTCCATCTAAACACACAATCATGATTATTGTCGTTTAACTTAAGCTGAAGATTAAAAAATTCAGCGTCTGGTACATTGTCTCCGTCTATTAGCACGAATCTATCAGTATCACTGGCTGCGGCAGCGGCTTTATGTGCAGCATCGCTGCCTTTAATGCCGTCCACACGTTTAGCCCATGGAATTAAATTTTGGATCTTAATCCAAAACTCTTCTTTTTTTGGCTCGTCGTAGGTTAAAAATATGCAGTCAAGGTCAGCAATATCAATTGTTGGTGTAGTCATAATTTTCAGTGTCTTTGTATGTATCGTTAGGTTCTAATAGAATAGCTGCATTATTTTTTACAACTTTAAATCCACTGTTGCTTTTTTCCAATGTTTGTCGTTGCCCGCTGTCACTTTTAATTAACGCAGGTTTATCGTTTAATACACGATATTTGATAAAATCATTGTATATGGTTTCATCGACGATAATATATTTTCCAACAAAACCATACATTTCTGCGTCTGCCGGATTAATGCAACTTCCGGTAATATTACCTTGATCGTCATAATACCATCTAAATTCTTTTTTTATATCTTTTGGTTTATCTATTAGACCCAGTTCATCCAATTGTCTGATAATTTCTTCAAGCGGTGTGTCGTGATAAACTGTTATAGTAGGTTCGTTCATAATAGTTAATTAGTTCCTCGGTTGCATAAGATTTTTCATGATAATGTACAGGATTGTATTGATTTAAATTATTAATCCTTATAATCATATTATCGTCGGTTTCACATAATACCATGTCTTGCCAAGACATTGAAGTGTCTCCCCAATTATTAATGGCAGGTTTCATATGAACAAAATTTAAAAAATTCATAGTAGGTATAGTACATTTTTCTATTCCCAGTGTTTTTGCTGTTAGTGCGTACAAAACATCAGTGGACGGGTTTTCTTCCCTGCAATTTTTCAAAACATTTACTTTTAAATATTCCCAATTTCTTAAAATACGTTTAGCAGTTAAGAAAAATTCGCTGGCTACTTGACTGTAACGAAAATACATTAACCCGTTATAAACGTCGGGCAATTCGTTGTCGTTGAAAAATTTTCTATATGTTCTGGCTGTAGCAGATTCTTGTCTATAGTTTTTACAACCTGTATTTAATACTAAGTCACGCAATCTAAAAGCATTCCACCAATGCGATATAGATCGTGTGAACAATAAATCACATTCAACTTTGATAGTTTCTTTAAAAGGTGTCAGATTAAAAACCTGATATTCGTTGGCCAATTTCCATGTACTGGATTTATTATTTTCATCGTAGGGCAACTGTATTACATAATCAAAAACTTTATTATGCTTATCATTGATTTTTTGATTAGTTGCACTATCAACAATTACTGCATACTTTTCAAAAGGGTGAATAGTTTTTATATTAAGAGCTTGCAAGTATGCTAATTCTAAATAGTTAACCAAATCGGTATTTTGCGCGAACGTAACAAATCCTCGACCATGTTTATTCATTGCATACACTTTCTACAAATTTTTTGAATTGGCTAGATAACAAATAGTTTTTATCCATTATGTGTAAATTTTGTCGACTTATAACATCTGCATTATTTTGATATTTTACTGTGATAAATTTATTTGTTACCGTCATACTATGAATAGTATCTTCAATGGTGGTCATTGGCCACGGTATACTTTGTTCAGGAGTGAGTGTATATCCATTTAAAATAATATTGGCCATACTAAAGGCAAAATCATTTCTATAATTTCCTTCTCTGATTCCAAATAAATTTCTATAATACCCGTAATTTCGTTGTATCTTACCTACCATATCAAAAAACATTTTTGACATAGGACTTTTTCGAAATAATCCAACTGTGGCCCATACCATAGGCAAACTTTGTGGGCCCATTTCGTCCTTATTCAATTCTTTTGGCGTTTGCATCTGGTACATTAATCGATAGTCAAAAGGCTGTAAAAATAATTTTAAAAGACTGTCGTCTAAGACCAAATAATCAGTGTCCAGTAGAATGGTTTCATCGTAAGGGCTTAGATCGTATACACGATATCTATCAAAATTTCGCCATTCATAAGTTTTTCCATCTCTGGCAAATCTAAAATTTCCTTCTTTGCTTTCAGCCCGTAATATCAAATCATAATTAAAATTTGGTTCAGCTGACAGATCCGTGACCAGTGTAATTGGCAGTTTTAGATTTTTTTCTATTAATTTACTGGTTTGATCAGCAATGCCAACATAATCAACATGAGCACTGTTAAATGCAAAAATCACTACGCCTTTAGACTTTGCGGATTCGTTTAAGTTCTTCATGTTGTTGATGCCATTCGTTCATTGCCGCATGATAATGTTGCTGTGCTTTGACCAAAAATGTTTGTTTGTCTATTTCTATAGGATTTTGATAAACATCCTCGAGATAAAATCTTTCGATGGGCCAAGTTGCTGCAAATGCTAGTAGTTCTGGAGTTATTTCGAATAATCCGTTTTCATAGGGCATGTGTAAGTCTGTTAAAATACGTTCCCTTAGCAATCGTTTATTAATTTGATAATCTGTGGCCAATTTTACTTGATTTACAATTTCTTCTATGGTTGTTGTCATAATGAATAAAATAATAGGTATATACTATTATAATATATACCTATTCCGCTTGTCAATTATAAATTTATCAAGTAATAGTAACAGTTCCCCAACTGTTTGACAAGTTGGTACTTTCAGGATATGTAGCATATAGGCCCATTACCAATGACACGTTAATAGAATCGGCCGGTTGAGTTGATCCAGTTGTAGCCGAGTATGCAACAAATATAAAAGTCAAGACATTTCCATTGGCTCCATATGACCCCACTGTTCCATTGGTGGCTGCCGTATATTGAATATAATCTCCTGTATAATAGCTTGTACTATTAATTTGAGTATAGACGTCGTTGGCTCCGGTTAGTCCATAATAGCCGCCCGCTGTTGAATCAGCGATTACTGTGCCGCCAGCGCCTGCCCTAGCTCCAAAACTTGTTGCATTCATTTGTTTAGAACTAAAGTTAGTGTCAGCCAATGTTTGAATACTTGTTCCTCGAGAAGTGCCGCCTGTATTAGTAAAAGAACTATAAGCCATAATAATTCTTCCACCTGCATTAAAAAAGTATCTAGCTTGGTCCACTGATGAAAAAGTTACTGTGAATACTCCTGTTGCACTTGCGGCTACACCAGCGGCTGCACTTAATGATAACGTTTTAGTTGTAGTACCAGTATTTGTTCCGACAGTAGCTGCACTAAGTCTGTTAGTGGCTGCTGTTGAAACTGCGGATGTTAGTGTGGACAAATAAGATATTGTGGTTCCAGCAGTAGGCGCACTTATGCCAGACCCGCTGCCGCTTTGGTGAACCCTTGCAGAATTTAGGGTATTAACTAAACTTGCCCAGTTAGATGCTGCCACTGATCCACTAACTGATACGTTACCGACTGCGGTTTGACCATATCCATAATTTCCACTGCCAGTGGCCCAGACTGGATTTAACTGGGCTCCGCCGCCTTGAGTTCCTGCTGCGGCCCCAACTAGATTGTTGAAATCAGTTGCTTGAATTAATCCACCTGCTGCGTATGTCATATTTTGTTCCGTTTAACTATTTAATGTTACGATGGCGTATATTGTTCCTTCACCGTCGTCTGCCTTGTTTTCTAATGATCGACCAATTACATTAAATGGCGTAATTTCTTGTTTGTTTGCAGCACGAGCCAGGCCGCGGCCAGCACTGACTAATCTTTGGCCTTTCTTAATACAACCAACAACTTTAACAGGAACACGACCACTGACCGCCACCTGGGGATGAGTTTCGTTGGACCCAGCTTGACTGTTCATTAAGTATGCTGCTCGAGTACTAACGACTCCAAAAACATCATCGCTTAATTCTTCATCTGCAATTGTAACTTCTGCAGCACCGCCCATGATCAAAACTGTGCCTGGTCCATAGTGTGCGTCTGCTTCAAATCTTTCTGCCAAGTCAGCGTATAATGCATTAATGGCCACACCATTAAAATATGCGCCATTAATATTACCAGCAGCAAAAATTGCGCCGCCTAGACTCATTCCGCCACCAATTCGCAATGCGCCAGTTACGTTACTTGTGGCAGCATCACTGTTTGAAATAATAAGATACCCGCTGGTAGAAATATTACCCGTTGCGCGAGCTTCTCTACTTACAACAACGTTGCCTAATGCAACAAAGCTATTGGATGTAAACACGTTTCCATTTACACCAACTCCACCGCTAGTTACTCTAACAGCACCTGTCACATTGCTAGTTGCTTGATCTGCACTAGTTGTAGCGATATAGCCGCTGGTGTTAAAAGCACCAGATGTAATTAAGTTAGCAATAGTAATAGATCCATCAGATCCGTTTACTGTTAGTGCTGTAACAGTTCCGCTACCAATATTAGCACGAATTACCAAATTCGCATTTTGTATGTTATTAGTTAACTGTGTGACATTTCCACTTACACCAACAGTAAAATTATTTCCTGTACCAACAGTTACCCCGCTGTTATTATTAACAGAAATAGTGTTGGCAAAAGTAGTAGCAATATCTGTTCTAGCATAATTGGTCGAACTAATACTGCCTAGTGCGTCTGAGTTTGTAGCAGTGCCCACATACCTAATATTAGCAATTGCTGCACTTAAATTAAACCCAGGTCTGATTGTACTAAACCCAGAAATAGCACTTTGCGGAGTATACTCGCTGTCTTTACTGACAATGGCCACTAAGGTATTAGAAACATATACGTTAACCGCCACGTGGCTGGTTAATCCAGAATCGGTAATAGTTCCAACAATTGTCCCAGACTGGCCGGTATTACTAGTAAATGCTGGGCCGATTAAGACCCATGACGCACCATTGTATATATTGAGCTGCTGATTAAAGGTATCCCACCATGCATTGCCTGTAACAGATCCCGTAGGTGCGCTGTTACTGGCTGTCATTGTACCCAAAGTTCTAAATGTAGAACCTGTATAAACTTTTAAATTGCCTGCACTATCCCACCAAAGTTGCCCAATTAATGGGGTTGTTGGCGGTGTGGTACTTGCAGAATTTTCAAGAACATGAACTAAGTCTGTATTCAAAAAAGTACCGTAACCTGCATAGTTTTTACCCACTAAGGTAAGACTACAGGCCGTACTGTTAACTGTACCGTCCGCTATGGTCGTTAAAATTGTACCATTTGTTAAATTAATCGTATAGGCCATTATTCATATATCCGTTTAGTATATTTATATTCTTTTTCCAGTTACAAATTACTACTCAAATTTGTCAAAGTTTGAATTCTAATTGTGTAATCAATTTGAATTAGTCTGTTTAAAGCTTTTTGAACTGGGTGAAAAACCACATGTGTTAAAAGTTTTCCACTTTCGCTTAATAACCCCAATTCATCAAAAACATAAGTTCCTGTCATTGTGGCACTGTTATCAAATGCTTGTTGCCCAGCTGGTTCAGTGTAATCTAATAGACAGCTTACAAAAAGATCTGTATAGATCAACCCCGGTGTATGTCTTACTTCTATATAATTTCTACTGGGATCTGTGTTTAATGCACTGGTGTTATCTACTACTTTACTGTAAGTTTGATTGTATAAACTTGCGTTTTGTCCGTATGTGTTTGTGGGAAGATAGGTAATTACCCCAGTACTGTCAACTGCTGTGGCGCCGTTTCCAAACGCCATACTTTGGATAAATCCTGTACCTTTGTTAGCCAAACTCTGGGCCAAAGCTTCACTCATGTTTTCATAATGGATTGCATTAGATTTATCACTGAGAATTTCACCGGTGCAAGGACACCAAATTTTTATGTGCCCTTGAATCATCGTATTGGTTTTATCAAACATAATCAATCCATTATTTTGCTGTTTCTACTAGAACTTTTCCAGTTTCGGGGTCTGTAATCCTTACAAAACCACGAACATATATACCTGTAGATTCGTTAGGTTTTTGCGGAACATCATCCTTTTTGTTCAACTCATTATTTCTATTTATCTGGTCTTTTTCTTGCATTTTGTATATTAACTCAGTATTACATTACCATAAGAAGAAAGCACTATCCAATCTTGTAGTGCCAACTGCCAAGATAATGTGATAGTGGAAGTATTTCCTGTGAACTTAATATTGCCTGATCCTGTCTTCCAACTTGGTCTTGCTATATTTACAGTAAACGTCGAAGATCCCATACTAGAAATAACTTTTATTTGCCCCACGACTCCGTTGGCCAATGTTGCAGTCCCGACATTAGAAATAGTACTTGGATTATATACACTATATGTTGCCCCTAAATCAATGACACTGCTGTTGGCTGTAATTACTTGACTAGTTGAATTAAAAGGACGAAGTACAGAATTATTTTCACTTAGTGTAATACTTGTACCGCCACTGGTTGTTAAATAACTAAAACTATACACCCCAGGGACAGGTGCAGTAAAAACGCGAGTGCTAGGATTATATCCAGTGATTCCATTTGCATTGGTTGTAACATCACTGGGATTAATAATGTTATGTGTGGTGCTGATTACGTTTATACCTAAAGTAATTTCTCTAACATTTCCAGTTGTTGGCCAATTTGTAAATGCCAAAGTAACGTTTCCATTAGTGCTTAGAGTCTGAAATTGACTGGCAGAAGCGTCGATTACCGTGGATCCACTTACAGTTCCCAGACTTAATCTTGGGCTAGTACATGTACTAAATTTTACATCTGTAGCTGTGATGTTACCTGTTGCGGCGAAATTTCCGTTTTCGATATATGTTTTTAATGTAGTGGCTCGAACTTTATACGTGTCCAAAGTGGGGCTGTCCGCTGTTATTGGTATCACACTAACAGAAGAACTTATAAGATTTGCCGAAGTTATTTCGGGTAGTTCAGTTATTTTAATAGCCATTTTAAACCTTTATCCTGTATTTATTATATTTTTATCCCAATTGGCCTTGTCTCAAGAACTGAGATTGAATGGTAGTTGCATTGTATAGACCAGTGCCATCAGTGGCAGTGTCATCTTGTCCGGTCCCATCAATATCAATTGGTCTAGAACTTTCTGTAGTGATTACATTAGCAAATTCTGTTGATATTGGAGTTCCGCCAGATGAATACCATAAATTACTTCTAATGTATCCAGTGTTAGAATAAAATGTATATGCTACATTTGCTCCTGTGGTCAGTGTTACATCGGCTGCATAATCATAACTAACACCATTGGCGTTAAATCTTGGAGTTGTGGACACAGTGGCCAGTGTATTGCTAGTAATACTAGAAACCACTCCAATATATCTACCATCAGCTGCAAAAATATTGCCTCCGATTGTTAAATTTGATAAGAAATAAGTGTTAGTTCCATTGATACTAGTTGAGTTCACTGAAACATTAATTGATCCAGGGCCAGTGTTACCTGCATACCAAATTCTATTAGAACTGTATGGAACGTACTGACTTTGTCCTCCGTCAGCCACGGTATCACCTAGTAGGTGTTTTTTAATTCCAGTTCCATTAGTTCCTCTTCGTAACTGTCCAAGTCTGTTATTGGCACTGTCTTTTGTGTAGTATGTAATGCGTTCGCCATTGATGAACACTACGCCTGGTTCGCCACCTGAACCGGCCGGTTCAGGTAATACTGATGCATCTGTTACATTAATTTCAGTGTCGGTTATTTCTAGATTTGTTGCCAACGTAGTAATAGCAGATCCGTCTATTCTTATGTAAGTATAGTTATCCACCATATCTTTAAACACACGATAGCTTAACTTAGCATAAGGATTTGCAGAACTTGGTGCGTTGCTTATTTTCATCACTGCACTAGCAATAATTGGAGTAGTATTAGGTCCGGTGATTATTACATTTGGAGTAGTATGATACCCTGCTCCCCCGTTTAATATTTGAAATCCATAGGCTGTGCCATTTGAATTTAATAGAACCTGGGTCACAGCCTGGGTAATATATCCGCCGCCCTCTAGTACAACTCCAGTAGTTCCTGGATTATAGCCAGACCCACCATTTGCTATGGTAACCGCATCAACATAAATTCCTTGATTGTACGACCAACCTTGGTACGAAGCTGACAGTGGATCTACTGCAAGAGTACTAACTGTCAAATCTAATGTGTCATATACCCTGCCAGGCACAAGTTCTTCTGGTGCATGGCTAGCATAAGGTCCTATATTATAGGTCGTAAAGTTGTTGGCACTAAAAGATGTGTTTGAAGTAAAGGGTTGCACAGTATACCAAATTTGATTGTTATAACTTACTAAATCTCCTTTATCATAAAAAGTATTTTGTCTCCATTCTGTATATTTGTCGTATACATAGGGACCGCCGTCTACAATTATATCTTCAGGTTTAGTACCCAGTGTTGTGTCAGTATAGTCACTGGTAATAACTGTGTCCAGTATTACATCACTTATTACGTAGGTGCCATCACTGTCTATGGTCAACGGGTCAAATGGTGTACTGTCAAAAGTTGCAACATCAAAGCCGCCGCTTTCATCAAAATCCGGCCCTTTAACTTTTACTCCAGGATAATCGATGCCCGACTGTAGCAGTGCAAAATCTTTGCCTGGCAATCCAATTTCTGGATCGTAATACGCTTGTATTCTATCGTTGGCATTGTCAATTTTAGTAACAGGATACACTGTTAAATTAGTTAAACTAAAATTATTTCCGGAAGTAAAAGATGTATTAACTACATATGCTACACCATTATAGGTTATTATTTGACCTTGTGTAAAAACAGTGTTAGGAGTCCAATTTACAATTGTACTGCCATATGTATATCTATCATAGACTAATTTAGCTGTAATCGACCTTACTTTTTCATTCTTTAAGACTGCTCTTGCTAATGCTCCGGTTCCGTTTCCGCCGACTATAGAAATTACAGGAGTAGTAACATAGTCGCTGCCTGCATACACTAAAATTATTTTTGTAACAACACCATTGGTAATTAATGCTCTTGCCACAGCATCATTTCCGTTATTACTACCGGTAATCACCACAGTTGGCGGGAAAGTGTAGCCAGTTCCTCCGTTGATTATTTCAATTGATTCAATATTGTAAGAATAATTAGATAACCAATCAGCATATTGCGGTTGCTGCAAAGCTCTGATGTCTTCGATAAATTCTCCGCTAGGACTCCTGTTTATTTTTAATACTGGGTCATAATATGGGGGTACATCAAAATCTGTTACATATCCTGTATAGTTGTCGTCGCCTTGATAATCAACTACATATTCTCTCACGGTAGTTTTATAAGGTTTTACTTCATTGATGTAATCCAAATATATATCAATATTTTCCCTGCTGTATATAGGAGGTTGATTTAATCCTTTAATTTGTTGCAGGACATTGATAAAACTAGTTTTAAATACCCAATCAACATTTTTTTGCTCGTACAGTACATAATTTACAAAAACAAAGAATAATTTTAAAAATTCAATGTCAAGATTATTAATAAAGATATTATTCTTAATAATATTAACGATTGATCTGATTTCGATACTTGGATTTTGATCAAATCTGTTTATATCAAAGTTATCACTGTCAAATCCCATACCATATGTAGGCAATTCATATAAATTATCTTTTAATTGTATAGTGCCATCCTGAATGGCAACAGTATTAACTATGTTAGGAAAAACTTGAATAATGAACCATTTGCCCTGTCCATTGTTTAATATCTTAACAATATCTTGTGCTTTTAAATTTAAATTACCCAATTCTGCTGTCGTTTGAATTGTATAATTTGGCTTTACAGTTTGGTCGTAGTTAGGTGCGTACCAATCAACAAATTCCCAATAGTCATTGTTATTATAAGCTTGTACCCTATCTAATACCCATTCATTTCTGACATTATAAATTTCAATATCATCGGTGAAAGTAAAAGTTGCTCCGCTAGTAAAATTATTTTTTACATAGTAAGCAATTTGATTATTAAGAATATATTGCCCACGTTTATAGTTTGTATTAGGTTGCCATGTTAACACCGACCTGTCTTTAACATAAATGGTCCACAAGTTACCAATTAAACTATTGGTCTGCACTAAAACTTTATAGCCGATTGGACGTATTTGAATATTCACGTAACTTAGTTCTTCTAAGTTAGTCACGGTTAAATCATATGCTCCAGAATTAGATGTTGGTATTGGTTCCCCAAGAGACAGTCCCGATATGTCGTAACCTTGACTGATTAAATTCTTTTCTAATATTTTATTTGTATAAAGAACAAATTCTCGCATGGCTTCGTCTTTGTTTACTACCATGCTTTGTCTTGGTCTAAAATCTATGCCGAATCTATTTTGAACTTGTAACGTAGGATCAGGCACTGGATTTCCAAAAACGTCTGTTCCACTGATACTATCTATCATTTTGTTATAGATATTCTGTGGTATTTCATCAGACTTGCTAGTTGTGTCGTTTAATAAAGCAAATTCATTATGAATAATATTACTGTTGATTTGTGTAACATAGTCTAAATGGAAAATAGTGTTTCTTCCTGTGGTCTCATTTTCCATGTTATAAATGGCCACACTATCGTCTTTAAGAGCAGCAAAATATTTTATTCCAGTATTTTTAGGATCACGTATAAAACTAGCTATCGTTGCAACAGGGATACTACGGCCAAATTGATTTACTGATAATGTTGTCTTATCTTTAACCCAGAAGTAATACTTAACAGTTGCATAGTTTGTCAGTGGATCAATATATGTCAATGATGTATAAGCATTATCGCTTGGGTATTTAGGTGTTCCACTGCCTCCATTGGCCACATACTGGCTTGGCGGATAAATGCTTTCTACCCATTCGTAAACATCTACACTGCTGTTAGGAAAAGCTCTTCCCCAATTTGAATTTCTATACTTAATCGACCCTTGTTCGTAATCTATGTATCTGATTACACTTAGATCCCACCATACTTGACCAACTTGCTGATTAGTCCAGAATAAATTATTATCTTTGGCTACAGTACTCACTGAAGTATTGTTATAAACAGCAGGATCATAGTCTATTTTGTATGTGATTTCTTGCTCAGCTAAACCTAATATTTTTCCTTTTGCTGGATCAATATAATCTAAATTGTATTGTATAGACTGGCTTTGTGCATCGTAGATGTAAGCTTTCGTTATTCCATTAATGTCCACTCTGGGTTCTTGGCTTCGTAGTTCGTCCCAACCCAACAAATTATTTTGATTATTAAATTGGAATACTTTACCTGCATTAAAATTAAATTGATTAAAATTCAATGATCCTATCAACATTTGATATTCTGTTATAGAAACTCCGCTGCCGAATCTGTCATTGGTCTTAAGAGAACCCTCAGCAGAGGTAGGTGTCAATTGTTGTATAAACGCAAATTTTCCTGCGTTGGCAATAGAATTTACATTGCTTGGCAAATAGCTATAAATCCAAACAGAACCGCTGTCGTCAACTGGTTCTTTAAATCCTGTTGATCCTACATCGAATGTTGTAACCCTTGAAGTTAAATCAAATGTTGTTGTAACAAGAGTGGCAGCAGAGTCGCTGGCCACAACTAAAATATTACTATTATTGTTAATTTGAACAACTTTTCCAAAATAATCATAGGATTTGTTGCTATAATTGTTTATGAGTTCGACTTCTGTGAATACTTCCAATCCAAGATCACCGATTGCTGACCCTATTCCCGGTAGGATACGTAGTTTATCTGCAATGACTAGACTATTACTATCAATTTTTAAATAACCATTTACTGCTGATGCAGTTACTCCTGGTATATTAGCGTTATTGATTGCTGTCACCACATCACCTAATCCGGTGTTGTTGAAAGTTACCACAAAGTTATTAATTCGTAAAGTGTCACCACTGTTTACCGTAGGATTCTGAATTGCACCCGTGATTGTCCCATACACTCTTCCTTGATTTAAGAAGCGATAAACTGCTCCACTAAGCAAATTAGTTTGACTTTGATAAGGTGCGCCAACAAAAAGACTACAGTTATTTGTACATATATCTACACTATATCCAAACTGTTGATTTGCATATGGTGTTTGCGGATATATTGATTGAATTTCATGTAAAATATTAGACTCTACTGTGACAATTTGTCCTAATTTGGGAGTAGATGAAAACAGAACCCAATCTAAATTAAATGGCACCCAATCTATACCTAACGTTTGTAAAGTTCCATCTAAGTAAACTTTTGTAAATTCACTTATCGCACTAATACCACTGAATAAATTTTCACTGCCTTTAGCTATATAATTTTCTATAGATCTATTCCAAATATCAACAGATCCGCTATTTGTGTAAGTAACGTTGCCAATAGTAACATTTGCCAGTGGAGACCCAATTACTACTTGTGCTCCTTCTATAGTAGAAGAAACACTGTAGCCGAATTTTTCTGCCGCATTGCCTGCAATAGTTGCATACAATGAATACCCAACTTCTTGAGATATGCTTATAGTGCCAGCCGTCGGTGGAGATACAAAGTTAATAGTAGAACCAGATATTGTATAATCGTAATTAGGAACATACGTTCTAAGAGCACCCCTAACTAAGACTGCTTCACTGTCATAGGGGGTAAACGAAAGGACAAAAGAATTTACATTGCCATTGGCCGTAATAGAGCTGTTACCGCTTTCCATTAAATTGTTTAGTGCATACACAAAGACTGTGCCTACTTCAGGAGCACCGACATATAACCATTGATCGTCTTTGCTAACACTAATACTATAACCAAAATTTGCAGCTGAATTAACATTTGGACATAACAGTTGCGATTCAGTTAACGATCCAAATGCACCCCTCTTGTATGTGTAAATCCACCCTCGGCCAGATCCGCTTAATGGTGCGCTGGCAATTACTCGGTCAGTTCCACTATCAACCACTGATCCTAGCCCAATAGTTCCCACTGCTTTGCCGTCTAGTGTAACATCTTCTACTAACTCATTATTGAAGTTTAGGATATAATTAGATACAGCGCCAGCATTGGCTAATAAACTGCCCGAATATCCAGGAATACCCACTACTGCAAATTTATTATTGTTACTTAAACTAACAGAACTACCGTACTGTCTAGAATTAGATAAGGTACCCGAAGGTAAACTCTTAGTCATTGACCATGGTTCAGACTTGTTGTATACTGCCCATTCAAGTTGAGTATCAGAGTTATCAACCCAAACTTTATCATTTGGCATCCAGTTAGTCACCGAGGGAATAGAATTTATGTCCGACGGTTCAGTGACTCTCATACTTATTAATTTAAACAAACTGCCAGACTGGGTTGCCGAGCTAAAGCCTCGTAATGAAACTTCTACATCGATGGTGAATGAAGTAAGAGATTCAACTGTTATTACTCTATAGAACCCATTAAATCTATCGGTATTTGTAATTAAAATTGGATCATTTTTAGATAGATTGTGAAACTTATCCGTTACTATAGATACCCTGGTATTTAAAGCGTTAACAGAATTAACAATTTTGGTATCTGTATCTACTACTCTAAACACATTCCATCTTTGATTGTAATCTTTGGCTACCCAAATACTAGACCCATCTCCTATATTTTGAATGTCAGTATTTAACGACGTAATATTTCTTAGGTCGAACAGTGTAAAATCAACATCTTCAATGTTTACAAACCCTGCAGTTAAAATGTCATCGCTGTAATCACTGTCAACTGTCCTGTTTAATAAAAATGGACTAGACCAGGGAGAGACCGCAGTTTTATACAATCCAAGATTGTCGTTATATAAAGATCCAAATACTACAGAATTGTTAGATAGCACTTCAACACTGGTAGGATTACTAAGAGTGTACGCCTCATCTAAGACCAATTCAACAAATTGATTTGTGCCGACACTTCCGTATCCGCCTACTCTGAATGCCCAATCTTCACTGACACTGACCTCACTTTGTCGACCACTGAAACTTACTTGACCCAGTGCATTAATAGAATTTCGAGTCCCTTTTTCTTTAATATATCCTTGATAAAATTTAACCTGACTAGCATCATCTAGTCCTAATTCATTCAAGTAGGATCTATTTCTATATCCGATTAGTCCCAATGCAAACTGATCGTATTGGCTTTCTAAATTTACTTGGTCAACATCGTAAAAAGTTTCTGGTAATTGAGCATTACGAGCAAAATTAGATAACAATCCTGTTTTGATTTTATTTTTATCAACAGGTAACCAGTCTGAGAAATTAAAAGTAGTTGCGCCTGGTAATTTTTTATTTGCCGCATAGTAAAAGTTTTTGTACTCTACTAGATCGCCTTTAAGATAATCTTTATTCATTCTCCAGGCTTGTACGCCTGGTTGATTGTACACAAAGCCTTGTGCTGCTAATGTTCCTGTCCAGCCGCCAGTTTTTTGTCCAACAATTTTTAATCTGTACTGTCGCTGTCCCATGACACTGTCATATATAATGTCATTAAACTGTGTTTTATTATTGAATATTAAAACGTGTTCGTATTGTACTAAGTTTAATTCTGCATACCCTATTAGGTCTATACTGTTGGTCAACGACAAATCAAATTGATTGTTGTCTCTGGTAACAGAATATCCATCAGAATTTAATACGCTAAAGTTTTGATTTACAACTTTTGTACCAAAGAAAGAATTACTGATAACATCCACTGTGGCTGATGTGTTGGTCAATTTGAGTGTATCAGCTACGGGGCTTAATGTAATTACGCTGCCAACTCCCCACCCTTGTTGTACCCAGAATAACATTTCCCTGACGCTTAGTTCCCAATTTCTAATTTGTCCCAATCTTTCATCAAAATATCCAAATTTAAATCCTTGCAAAGTTAAAAATCTTTCTATTCCAGAAAGCAAGTTGGTTATTTGCTGAAGGTTAGTGAATTCGGTACCGTAGGGCACGTTTATTCTATAATTTGTATATTCAGTATAGTAATCTACTGTTCTGTCAAGAACTCTGACATTTTTTTTAGTTCCAGTAGTAACAGGAGGAACAACAGTAAAATAAGGTCTGGCTAAATCATATCCAGAAACTTTAAATCCTGAATTTGTTTTTTCTATTATCACTCCACTGTATCTTACATTTAAAATAGGAGTTGATTTGCTCAGAACTAAATCATAATCGCTGTCTGGTATAATGATAGTTTCATTGGTGCTTTCGGGGCTGTTTTGTTCTGCCAGAATTTTAAGATACTGTTTGCCACTAAATCCTGCAATCCTGTAACTTAATTGAATATTATAATTTCTGACAAAATCTAACAGTGGTTGTTTATCTGTTACACCTTTACTTGTTTGATAGTCAGTAATCCAATTTAAGTAACCAGAAGCTCTGCTAATAGCACCATTGCTATTAGTATATCCGTTAACGTCAACATCATCTGGAACAATCCTATAGTTTGTTCCTGTTATTACATATTGATCTAAATCTGTATTATATCTATATTTGTTTGTGTTTAGTCCATATGCAAAATATTTTGCAGGTTTTATCATTGCTATTGCGTATTGAACAGCAAATGGATAGTCACTGCTATTTCTCCATGCTGTTTCTGTAGGACTAAATTGTCCCATGACCCAAGATCGATTAAATCCGGTACTGTCATATGATGTAGTAATTAATCCGATCGGTGGCAATAACTCACCATTTTCGTTTACAGGTATGAAGTCTAATAAACCTGGGCGCTTGAACCTACTATCTATGCCCTGTCTACTGCCTTGTGCAATCAGCCCATTTTGTAAATCAGTCCACAATATTTTGTTACCCGATGTATATGGAGCTGGGCCGTATTCATTTTCCCACCAGTCTGGTTGTTCACTGAAACCTAGCATCTCCCATGGAGATAAATGTGGAGTCTGACAATCGTAAAAATATTCATAACAGGCACGCCAGCTTCCTGGTAAGTTTGCATCATTGATCTTATCTTTGGCTGAAGAATAATTGTAACTAAACGGAGAATCGTTTACATACGTACTATTTGTCACATAATCTAAATTATTCACTCCGGCCCATTGCAAATAGTGTCTTGCAATAAGATTATTGTACTGTGCCAAAGTAAACCCTGTATCCCTAAATTTACCAGGAATGCTGTCATAGATGTTTACTAGTTTTTCACTGTATGCAACTTTGGTATTATTATAAATTCTTTTTTCTAATTCTAATATTAATTGATCTCTAAAGTCTCCAAAAGTTACAGTTAAACTTCCATCGTGTCCTTTAATAAAAGTCTGCGGTGTTGTGTATGTATAGTCTGTGAATATTTCAGGTGTAAATTTTGGATACAATCCTAATTTAGTAGGAGTTTCCGGAATCCAGTTTCCATCGGTATCATAATATTCTACTATAGTGATAGTATCGTCGATGTTTAATTCAACCGTGTCTAATATGCTAACTCCAGGACCAGTAACTAAGAATGTATAGTCTATCCCGTATATTAATTGAGTAGAATTTAAATACAACAGAATTGCTTTGCTGCCAACTGTTTCATTACTAAAAATTTCTGTTATTTCGTAATTTCGTTGATTAGGATTAAAGACTGAATAAGTGATTGTTTTTTTGTTATCCCCATATGGTACCATATCACTATAATACCATGGAAAAGTTTTATCCTTAATAATATTGATTTGTTTTAAAATATAATCAACACCAGTAACAGGATTTGTTGGATCAATTTGATTAGATTTACCAGCCAAAGTTAAAAATTTATTTTTAAATTTAGTATATTCTTGCTGAGCATTTAATAACGAGCTGACAAAATTAAATTCTTCATCGCTCAAGAACATACCAGCATAGCTAATAGGAGCACTTTGTTGCAACATGGTGCCAGCAAAATTTTCAATGTATAAGTCTCTGAGGTTACTAACTCCCGGATATGAACCTGTAAATAGTAAATTATTTTGACTCAATTGTCCTATATGATTTCTTAATTCACCTAAAGTGGGATATTTTAATAAAGCATTTTGTGGGTTATAATTTAAATTGTCAGGGAAAGTATAAAAACCTATCTGGCTTGATTCAGTGCTATTATATATTAAAATGTCAATTCGGTCGCCTTGCTCTATTTTCAACGGATTAATAACTAACATTAAATTGTTATCTGGCAAAGGATATGCATTTATATCTAATACCGGTAACCGTTTAGCATTTACATAAACTATAATGTTAGGCTCAGTTGTTGACAAGTCTGGTATAATGTCAATATTAAACCTATTTGTGATTCCATCGTAAGTAAATGCAAGATCTTGCATCTGTCTTGACGGTGAATTTACATTAGTCCAAGTGTTAATTTTACTAAATGTACCGTTTGTGTTATTTTTATGTAAGAAACCTAAATTAACATTTTTTACTACTGTTGTATTATTTTCCCCGAAAGAAAATATGTCTGTTTCAAAAAAGTTTTCAAATTCTATGTCCCCAACATTGTTAAAGTTCTTATAAGACAATGGAAAACCCAATACAGGATCTGCTGTGCCTTCACCTAATTTATAACCAAAAATCTTATTTCCTTGAAACCTAGTTTGATTGTTTACAATAGGGTATTTGCTAATGTCATTAAAACTTATTCCTTCGTCGTCGAATACATCAAATAACGGAGCTTGATTGACCGTTAACTTTTGTTGACTTTCTAACCATTCTGTACCAGTATACCAAAAACTTTTGCCGTTGTTTGTTACTCCGTTAAACACGCTGACTGTTTCATCTGCCAACACTGTACTATCGGTTGCTGGAACTAAATGAATAATTTCAGGCTGTGTTGGATCATCATATATGTCTATAAAAGTAACGACCCAGATTTTAGCTTTAGTATTAGGATCTTGATCTGCGCCGAAAATTATTCGCATGCCTTCGACTAACTCTATGCCATCAACAAATATTCCTGTTACACCTTCGACTGTTGTAAATGGAGTTTCTGTTTCGGTGTCAAAAATGTCCACTGGTTGTTTGGCAGTTTTTCCAAAATTATATAATTGAAGATTGCTGTCAAATTCAATAATAGGACGTTTTGCTCTGTTTTCTGAATCAACGATTTGTTCGATATTTGTATAAATTGTAGTTAACTCTAATACATTCTTGTGAAACCATCGATTTCTTCGAGTCCACGGATTCAAGTCTTTACTGGCTCTACTGATTATTAAATAATCCGGAGTTGCCAAGCTAGTATTCGTATCTATTGCAGTACTACCATAGAACGCAGGTCCCACTATGTAAGGGTATACAGGTTGATTATTTGAATTTTGAGTAACAAAATATGCATACGTTCCGTTGGGAAATTCTGGAGTTACACAAAATCGTCCGTTGTATTGATCTAATGTGCCTGTATTTTCGTCGAATGTGTAATCTTCGATAAAAGCACCTGGTAAAAATTCAAAAGTTAAACTAGTTCCAGCCGGCACAGTAACATTGGTGTTTAACTGAATCTGACTAATTGTCCCATTAAAGTTTGACAGTCCTTGAGCAGTTTTTAAACCATTGTTAATTACCCATACAGTTCCTTGTGATATGCCGCCATTATTAAGCGTTACACGCATACCTGGATTTATTCCATTAGTAGTCGATACTGCGATAAAATTCGTGCTCGTAGCATCTGCTGTAACTGTAACTGTCTGAGCAGGGGGCCTGTACAACCCATCTGAGGATGCTGTATAAGAGCTTACCATTCTGATAATACCACTTGCATCATCTATAGGATTATCGTAGCCAAACGGACCATATATTGGGTATCCGTCTTTGGCAAATCCAATTAATTTACTATGCCCTGTTGTTAAATCAGTGTACCCTTGAACAAAGTTGGTTACATTGCCCCATGCGTTTGCTGTTATAAAATTACTATTGTTATATACATATCTTCCATTATCTAAGGTATATCCGCCGTAGGCATCTTGTCCGTTTATAAGAACTTGATTTATATCATAATGCCACGTGGTATTGTTTTGTCCAGGAACCGTTGCACCATTACTAACACCGTTTATTACTATACCAGGAAGAGTCACACCTATGTTATCAGCTGAGAATAATAAATTTTCATGTTCCCCTGGCAAGTTCTGTCCAGCTCGGTAAGGATATCTGAATTCAATATTCTGCTCAACTATATAGTTACTGTTTATAGTATTAGGAAACTGCCCCACTGCAACATTTGTCCCATCTGGATTATCTGTGGTTGTTACAGTCAATTGATCTGCGGCTGCATTAAGTTTAGCCGATGCATATACTACAAAATTCTGCGAAGGCTGATAATTGTTCTTGGCTTGAGCAGCATTGATAATTAAATCGCTAACTGCCACTAACACGATCCCCGATCCAACACCGTCTACATAGTATTCTTTATTTTGATATGATTCCGGCATAACGCTGGCATCAAACACAATTTTTAATCCATTGGTAAATGTTACACCATTGGGGCTAACGTAACCTTTTTTTCCTAAAATTTCAGTGTCAACGTTGATTACATTATTAGAAGCTTCAACTAGTTTAATTACACCGTACTGACTTGGATCTGAACTATCTTGATAGTATAGTTCTGTCAATGGAGCAGTGATCACCGGAATAATTTGTAATCTATCTTGGCTATTTGTATACCATTCTGTATTACCATATTCCAAACCAGACATAATAATTACTTTGTTATTTTCTGGTATTGGAAGATAATACACTAAGGTAAAAGTATAGTCTACGCCCACTGGGGTTAGAATAATTTTCCAAATTCCGTAACGTTGTTCTTCGGGAACCGTAACAGAGCTGGCTGTCCAGTCAGCGGGATCCACACTGTAATTTTCAAATATTAAATATTTTCCATTTAAATTTGCATTTTGTCCGTCAATGCCGCCATACTGAGATTTTATTTCCGACAATAATTTGCCTTGTAAATCTGCATAACTAACTGTGCTTACTAAATCTACTTCTTGCACCACTGGCATAGATGTATAAAAATCTTGATCTGTGGCTGATGGCACATTAAATGAAATTGTGCCAACATCAGTTCCGTTATTAGTTACTCCTGCTATTTGTCTAGTGCTTTGATTTGTCCTATTGCTTATACCAGATATTCCTGGTTGTGTTTGAATATAAAAAGATTTTCCAGGTTGATTTACTATAAATTTATAATTGCCACCACGTGCAAAAACAAGGTCAGGATTTGGCACAGTGCCAAATCCACTCAGATTGTAAACATTTAATCCTGCATCGGGGTATACATAAAATGTTCTCTCTAAATCTATGGTGCCTGCATACACATCAACCGGAGTGGGGCCATTGGGTAGCCAGTAATACTGTCCAAAATTAATAAATGCATCTGCATTAACTCTAGGATTATAGCTATAAAAATCACTGGACCAAAGAGTATCCTGATTATCAGTATTACCCCCATAAAAATCTAACTTTTGTAATATTTCAGGATAGGTAGTTTGAAATTCAACATTATTAGTATTTTGATTTTTAACAACAATGCTGGGCTCAAGTTGATAGTCTGCACGATCTGCTGTTGGTTCTAATACATAAGAATTAATGCTATTGAATCCTGGAGCAAATTTTCTTCCCACATAACCATTAATGGGAATTAAATTTGGCTCTGTCATCAATTGATCTAGAGTAGCATTTAAAAACTTTCTGTTTGTGTCAGACTGAAATATTCCAGGTAGGAAATTTATAGTTTTTGTAATAGGCATGAAATTTTCATCAGTTAATTATTGTATTTACCGCCAAATTTTGTACGTTTAGATGAGCTGCTGTTATTGCAGTTATAATTTCAATATTTTGTACAGTTGCACAACTTATTAAAATCTCATTAGGGTCGCTGCTAATTTGTTGTAAAGATCCATATGTTTGGCTTGTGCTGTTAGGCACAATGATTAAACTACTGATATTTGGTGCCAGACTTTGTTGGATATAGGTGGCCAGTTCAGTAAAATAAAAAGTTTCTCCAAAATCCCAGTTTCCCACCGCAAAAAAAGAATTTAGTAATGCCAGAACCTGACTTCTTATTTCACTGTCTGTCAAATTAATATTGGGATTTTTAATAACTTTAAAAGTTGCCTGTAGTTCTGGTCTGGCTTTATTTCCAAACAAAGGTTTAAATTTTGCCGAGTTGTAAATTATTGCGTCGCTGACTGACTTATAGTTATCTAACCCACTCAATGAAAGATTCAAAGATTCCCCAGTGGGTTTAGATGGTTCGGAGATTGTTCCTGTGGTGTCTAATGCCCAAGCTCTGTAGTTGGTTTCATATTCTTTTGTTAAAATATATAAATCTATTAGATTACTTGGACTAGGATCGACTCTTCTGCTACCAGGCGCATTGTGTCTATATTGAAAATATAAAGTTGGTCTTCCTATTCTAGCCAGATAATCGTTGCTTTCGACCAATGAGCGAACACCGTTGACAATATTCAATATATAGAATTTTTCATCTGCGTATGTATAGAAAATCTGGCCTGCAGGATAGTTATTGATGTTACCAACAATGCTAATTTCATTGGGAAACTCTGAATTTATTGTGCCGACAGGCACTGGTTCAAAACTTACAAAACTGTCATACCCGTAAGTTTTTATAAAAAATACAAATTTATTGTACTGAGTTGAAGATTCCAATTGTAAACTTCTGACGTTACTAGAAGAAACTATTCTATAATAAGAGTTATCGTCAGAAGTATAAAACACTTGTCCTAACGGATATACATTTATAAAAGAAATAATTTCATTTGTATTTTCAAATGTGTCTACAATAGGTTGTACAACTGAATTAAAAATATCCGGATCGTCGGGCACGCCATCATTGTTAATATCACTGTAAGTTACTAAAATTTTACTAGCATCCACATAACCATCAGACTCTGCAATTTGATTGTAGATATAAAATAATACGTTTTCAGTTAGCGGGAACCCTGTGTCAGGATTTCCATTTACTTTTAATACGTTAATACTGTCATTGACCGTAAATCCAGTGACTGGATCAAATATTTTTACCCTATCATCAAAATAAAATTTAGTTTCGGATAGACTTTCGAAAATATAACTCAATCCTCTGATTTGTACGGTATACGTACTGCTGCTTACTGTGAATGCTAATACCCAACTTGAATCTAAGTTTAGTCCATTTGACGCACCTTGATATTGCTGACTAAATGCATTTTCAATGTCTAGATCTTCGCTGTTAACAATTACCCAGTCTCGAGTTTCTTGACTATATCTAATTCCAAATTCTGAATAATTGCTAATTAACGTAATCAATTGTGAGATAAAAGATGTACTAAAGCTATTGCTAAATCCTGGAATTGCCACCAAGGCTTGGGCATTGGACGGAATGTTCATACTTAACGCCACTGGGCCTTGTCCAGTGGCTAAGTTTCCCTGATTACCATTGCCTATTAATTGTGTAATACTGGCATATATCAATGGTTGGCCGTTTTGTGGTACTTGACCACTGCTGGGCAAAGGCACAATCTCATTGGCACTGTTAAAATAGTTATTTTGGCCAGGGCTGAATATTATTATACTGCCTTCAGCCATATATTTGTTATTACCTACTACCCCTGGGCCAATGCCTATTTTATTTGTTTGATTGTCAACAAAGTAACCAGAACTAGACCCTGATCCAACTACACTTCTACTCCAAAATAAATTAGACAATGAATACCTATTAAAATATTCATAATAAAAATGTTGCAGTGTTTTGTTACGAATAGCAGGCAGGACCTGATTTTGAATTATTTTATTGATTTCAGACGTAGTGTTGAAAGTAAAATTAAAACTGCTGTCTGCATCTTCTTTATAAACAATGCCGTCTTCTGCAAAAATATTCGTGCTACTATATCTACCAGTTACATCAAAAACATCTAAATATCGGCTTATACCGCTACTGGTTCTGTTCACCGCTTTGAGTTTACTAATTGTGCTATAATTGCTGTAAGGAAAAGTATTATAGTCTTCTCCCGTGACCATTCTATTTTGTGTATAGTACAATTGCGGAGCTTTGGTCTTTATTTCTGCCAGACTTTCTCTCGGCAGTGCATTAGCCACTGTGTATTTTAAACTGGCAACAATTGTTAAGTTTTCTAATCTGCCACTTCTACTGATATAAGGTATCACAAATCGAATGTTGGTCATTTCGTCAGGTGTAACTGTATAACTCAGACCTGCACTTACCCTAAAATAAGTTCTGAATGATCCTTGCGGAATAGCCGCAAAAGTGCCGTCGCCAAAAACTAAGTCAATTTGATCCGATCCTCTAGTAGATACTTGAAAACTTTTCTTTGCTGCATTGTTATTATAGATAATGTTAACGCCAGTTACTGACGGTATCTGTTCCCACTGAGCGCCTAACCCCCCTAAATTATTAACTTCATACAACCATGTGTCTGTGTTATTAATGTTGTCTGTGTTAATGCTAACTAAATTATTAGGGATGCTTTCTGCAAAACTAAAGCTTTGATTTTGCAAGGTTCCTTGTTTAAAGTAAAAAAAGAAACCAGTGTTATTACTGCTATTGCCTAAATTATCATTTTTATAAATGATATTCAGTGGCCTGCCAGGTGATGGGGCAGCTTCGTAGATATAATTTTGTCCAATGCTAGTGCCACTGACAATCTCAAAATTTAGTGTAGCATTTTCTACTTGTGTACTATATCCAAATACCGGTAAAGTACCGGATGGTAAATTTACGTTATATTCGCTGTTAGTGACACCACTTATCAATTGAGTGTTAGCAGGGCGACCAATCTGCTGATTCGATGGCAGTGATGAGTTTAACACTGTTACAAATTGTTCATACCAATTAATATTACTGCTATCGCTCCATTTTATAATTAAATTAGTTAGATCTATTCCGTTACTATCTTGTAATTGTTCAGACGATTGAACACTTTCAAATTTTAAAAATCCGTTAGCAGTTTGATTTCTTTTAGGAATATAGCTTATAAGTTTGGCTAATTTTAAAACACTGTCACGACGCTCAGCTGTGTCGATAAAGTTTTCCCTTGCGTTTAAGTCTGACCTAAACGCCAAACTTTGACCAAGGAATGCAATTAAATCAATTAATGCAACATATTCGCTTGATTCGATGAAGTCGTTAAAACTTTCTGGATAATAGATTCTCAGATAGTCGATCATTGACTTTCGCAGTGTTTGAAAATCATATGCTTGAAAGTCTGCGTTCCTGAAACTTTCGTATAGTTTAGTCCAGTCCTGATTGACTAACAGACTAGTTTGACGTGTAGTGATGGCCATAGTGTCCCCGTTTTATATATTTATTGAGAACAAAATATGGTATTTTAAAGAACTGTAGTGGACTGTCGACTTTGCTGATCAAACTGAATAGCCAATTTATCAACTTGATTAGTTGATATATAGATTATTTCTAATTCAACTTGCAGGCCCCGGTCAAATTGAGTCACTATCACATTTTGTACAGCAATTCTCGGATCATTGGCTACAATTTTTTTGATATCCTGAATAATTGCATTTTTAGTATCTTCATTTAACGGCTCAAACAACATGTCCCAAATGATAGTACCAAATTCAGGATTCATTAATTTCTCGCCTTTTCTGATAGCAAAATGATTTTGTAAATCCTGCTTTACTAATTCAAAGTCAGTTAATTTAAATTTTTTGCTACTGCTTAGAGTGCTGAATCCGTTATAAAGTGCCATGTTAATATTTATCCGGGTTTACTAGCATTACTTGCAGCAATAACAGGTACTTGAGTTTGACTATAAATTCCTCTATTATAATAAGAAGCCGCAGATGTACCATTGGCATCTTGAACTACTCCGCCTGTTTTATACCAAGTTGCGGCACCACTGGCGCCCACCAAATGTGCTGCACTTAACAATCCGGCGGCCTGATCTACTGTAGTGGTTGCCGAAATTACCCCTTGTCTTTCCAAAGTTGCATAATTTTGACGACTATAATTATACATGGCAGTTTCTTGAACTGTTTGATTGTTTTTGAAAGCGGTTGAACTGACCATTCCGTCTTTGCCAGTCCAATTATTGGGATTATTTAAAGCTTCTGTGGTCTGCGGTGTACCGGTTTTAACGTAGCCCAAATCTTGTAGGGCAGCTGATCCAAGTTGGTATTTTCCTTGGTATCCAAATTGGTTCTGTGCTGCGTAGTTTCCACTGCTTTCAGAGTAGCCAGTCTGAGCCATAAAAGCCCGTAATTGATCTTGATTAAGTATTCCCATTCCGGCTTGTGGTGTTGGTTGTGATATAAACACTCCTGCAGGAGCTTGCGAAGTCAATGCTTGATTTAAGGCAGATTCCGGTCCCCGGGGAGTAATGCCCACTGGGGGACTTATTGGGTTTCCGTCTATGTCAAATGCTAAACTGTTAAGAAGTTGTTCTTGATTTTCTGCCACAGCTTGTATATTTCCTCTGATATAAGGTTCATGAGTAGGAACCTTATAGTTCGTCGATCTTAGGGCATTGGGTTGGACAAACCAGTTGTATCCATCATACTGAGCCTCAGGCAAATTATAGACGCCAATTTTTTGTGGGGGTGCAACTTCTCCTCCCCCTCCTCCACCATTTAAAGCGATTGCAGATCCATTGATACTAATGGGGCCGGAAGCTTTAATAGACATGCCGGCGCCTGATATGATGCCCATTACTGACTGACTCTTTAACTGTGCTTGCTTTCCGTAGAAATTTAATGCAGTATCTGCATTGGCTTGTACTACCTGACCTTGTAATTTTACGCTTGCACCTGCTACCATATTAATATTTTGTCTTGCAAAAAAACTAATGGAATTATCGCTGTGCATCATTAAATTGCCGCGTGTTCTAATAGATAAATCTTTTCCGCTATATATTAGCACATCCCCTGTTTTTGTTAACTCAACCCATGCTGTGCCGGAACTATTACTAATATAAATCAGTCCTTCGCTGTCGTTCATCAAAATTTGATGTCCGTTTGCAGAACGCAGTCTTACTAAGTTATTTTTTCCGTATAAATCACCGTCGTCCATGACAAGACTGTGGCCGCCAACCCGAGTAGTAATTTTAAAATCATCGGGATTAAATCTACCGGTGGTCAGTTTTTCATTTAAGTTTGGATCATTGGCAGGATCTTGACGTCCCCATGGCCTGCCCGGAGTACTAAATCCAAATACACTGCTAATAGGATCTCTTTGAGAGCTACTGGTAATTGCACCCCTAATAGGATCTCCATCCAACCCTTGTCTAATCAATATAACTGTTTGAGGTATATGAATTGGTTTTTTAATATTGTTTAAGTTTCCGCCAGCTGAGTTGTAGATTGCATTTAAATTATCCAGTGCTTCTGCCGCAGGATAACTGTAATCAACTCTGAGGTATCGTTCCAAACCTGCTTCTACTACACTTTCTTCCTGAATGTTTGAATAAGGAACACAGCCAATTGCAGGTATCATATTACGAGTTAAATTACTGTTGATACACGCAAACCAATATCCCTCGTTACTACCAGGTATAAAACAACATAACACTTCACTGCCCACGTCAGGCGGTGTCATAAAAAATCCATAGCTTTGAGTACTTTTTGCAAAAGTATTATCAGCCAAACTTAGAGGCTTGCCCAATTCTCCATAAGCGCCAAGAGTTTTTCCCATGAAAGGGCTGGCATAAGATACGAGTCGCCAGTCTTCTTGACCATCTGGATCTGGGCCACCAAATTGTGGAATATAAACCCATACCCTGCCACTGCGAGTAGTTGTATCTATTTGTTTAACTACCCCAATATAGATACCTGAATCAATGGGAAATTCAGAATTATTTTGATTGATGTAACTAGGCTGTTTAGTGCCTAAATAAGATTTATTAAATGACATGTTGTAGTTTACCCAAAAAAGTCTCCAACTTCAAAACCAGATCCGAAATTTAACTCTTCGAGACCGTCCAGCAATGCTGAGTTATTTAAATCAATATCGACAGCAAGAGAAGTATCCAGATCAAACTCTAATCCTAGTCCGTCGCCGCCGTCGATTCCCCAAGTTAGGTCCCCGGTGGCTATTCCTGTGGGAGCTTCCCCGAACGCACCATATTGAGTTTCTGTGGCGCCGAACGAACCATAATCTGCTGGATTAGTACTATACGTGGGTCGGTCAAAAATAGAAGATACTGCTTTAACACCCTTATCAATGACCTGACTAGTTATTCTACCAACTACTGCTCCTACGGCCTGCGAAGCAATACTAGTACCCAATGCAGCCAACGTTGAAGCTGTGCCCTGCGGATTCTGTATGGCCGCTAACGCTAATGTCGCGGCACTACCCGGAGTTGCCAATGCAGCCAAATTAATCCTCGGACCCACAAATCTAACAGGTATCGAACTACTCGGTTGTAGATTGTTAATTGCAGTTTCTATTCGCTGGCTTGCGCTCGGAATAGGATTTCCTACTTGATCGTATAATAATTTTGCTAAATTTAAACTTTGTTCAAATTTTCCATTCCTAAAAATATTGTCCACTTTTACTATTTTATAAACACCACTGAATTCACTGTACCTATATTTGTTGGCTACACTGTTAACCGGTGCTATTCCCAGTGATTCGTCATAATCAACAGGACTTTCAAAATTTATAAAAACATAAAGTTCGCCGCCGTCCATCCATAAGCTTTGAAATATATCATTTTGAATAAACTGTTGTTGTATAGTATTCAAGTTCTGTCCAGCAAATACATCATCTTGTTTAATAAAATGCGGATCACCTATTATCCGCATGTCGATGTTAATCATGTCTCCACGGGCGCCAGGAGTAATCGATCTGGCCAAATCACCTGCTTTGGTGGACAGCGGAGTTTCACCACCGGGCCTAATAAAAGTTGCATTATTGTCAGCCACAACCCCGGTTTGCACAAGAAAAGCATTTTGACCAACAGGTTCCTCGGGATTTAATGCAGGGGACGATTCTTTTGATTCACCATCTATATTTTTTCCCACAGACAATGCCGAAGCAGTTTGTGTAGTCCTGGATTTTGATTGAGCCGCAGTTAATTCTACCAAGTATAGTGTATTAAAATCCAGCTGAACATCAATGACATCGTTGTTTTTTCCTGTAAAAATATAATCATATTTTTTAACAAACCCCGGCACACGGCCTTTGGGTGCATACGGATATTTTGCACTAAGTTTGTAAGGTTTAACATAAAATGTTATAGCCAATGCATAACGATTTTGTAATGGGTCAAAAGTTAAGACTCGTATTTTAGGAACTATTTTATACCAATTTATCCAAGTTCTTGCGATCCCAGTGGGATCTGCGCCGTTTCTAATTTTAGTAGCAACAGAATCGTCAAATATTTGATCCCCTATGTATCTGCTATTCCTAACGGCCCAGTCTATTAATCTATCTATAGTTGTTCCTGCAGGAATATTAATAGTTGCACCATCAAATACTATTTGACCTTTGTTTCTTGCTGCCGTATTACTAGCTGCTTGTAGTTCATTCTTTTTTGCAGTTGTACTACTTCCACTGGCCGGTGTTGACGCTACATTTGTTGGGCCGGATGTGGGGAAAAGTTTTCCGTTTTGTGCAATTTCCTGATCAAATATTACCTGTACTGCGCTTACTTGTCCTATTATTCCTTGCTTTTTTTGATCTTGAAACCAAGCATTGATTGCATCACAGTACCCAGTTATTCCAAAAGTTGCAAATTCATTTTGGATACGCTCTTGTGCTGCTGATAATCTTGTTATCAAGGCCTGTGCTTCTTCGTCAGTGATTGCTGTAGAATTCGCTCGTTGTTTTAGTTCTCTTGCTTCCCTAGACACTGCTTGATATTCTGTATTTTTTTGAATAAAATTTAAATCTATACTGTTGTCCTCAAAACTTCCGCCAAATATATCTAGTACGGTTTTACCTGTTACTGTTGTATTATGGGGAAGAGAAACGTACAATTGATTAAAAGCTTGATGGTTGAACGGAACTGCATTAATTTGATACTCTGTGCCTCGTTGACTAACTTTACTTTTAACAGACGTTAACCTGACAGGAATAATTTTTGTCATTCCTTTGATAGGGCCCGATGTTAATGTATTATCTAAATTTATTTGTTCGCCATTTTTTGTACCAAAAAAATCTATCTGTAGTATATATGGCATGTGTATATAGCTACCAGGTCTATTACCGTTTATTTCAGCTGCTGTGGCCAACAATCTGTTTACGAGAGTAAATCCCAGAGGTTCTAATAGAGTAAAATCTATTTCTATTAGATTACTGTTTCTGTTACGAGCAGTAGGGTTTATCACTGTTTTGATTTTTAATTCTTCAAAATAAAAATCTTCGCGCCAATTGGAATTTCTGACAAATGATGCACCGTACCGGCCTGCACTACTTATCAGCACGTTTTTAGGAGTATATACAGGATTGTCTTGTCCGATCAATGAATTATAATCAGAGGGGTCTAACATGTGTAAACTTATACAATAGGTATAAGATTCATAATCATGCAGAGGATTGGCAATCGGTTGTTGCACTGATTGTCCTGTAATAAACCCAGTGGTTGGAGTATACCCAATATCAGCAAAA